GTGTTTTGTAAAACCTATTGTTTTCAATTGTTTGCATCAATCAGACTAGAAAAGCTTTCGATTGTTCCAACAATCTTCCAACAATTTTCTAGCCTGCACTGATCGCTGTTAAGCGGCATCCGTCCATTCTACACCAGTTGTAACGCACTCGATCCACCGGTCAACCTCTTTAACTGGCCACCTGGTAGAGTTGCCGATACGCAACGGCTTCGGGAATTTCCCATTTTTAACCATCTTTCTGATGTAGGAGGAGGACAGCTGAGTTCGCTCAGCTATGGTTTTAATGGAGACGAGATCGGCCATGGCAATCCTCTTAAATGTATTCTTGTGACGAGCGCATCCGCGGCCAATGCGCCGGGCTGAACGACTGGCCCTTGTTGTGCCGCTCCGGATGGAGGGTGGAGGGTAGGGCGCGCATGCTCTCCGGCGCAGTCTGCGGAAACAACAAGGCCGCCAACGTGGGCGGCCTTTTCGTGGTTGGGGTGTTCTGCTTCATGCTAGAGCCCCGATGGTAAGGTCGACGACTTCGAGCAGTTCCTCGACGTCGCCGTCGTTATCGATGGACAGGTCGCGCGGGTGGCGCGGCAGGGCTATTTCTGTCGTGTGCTCCGCCGACGGCTCGAATCCTGGCCGGTCGATGTGCCAGACCCAGCCGCCCATCTGCCGGATCAGATCGGCCTCGGCGGTCGGAATCGGCGCGCTGGCGGCGTAACGCAACCCGGAGACGACGACCGGCGCCGGCGAGGCCTCGATCTGCTCTCGCACCGAGCAGATGAAATAGTCCCACCCGGCCGTCGCGCGCCGGTAGTCGCCCCATTGCTGCTGGAGCCAGCGGGGAGAGCGCGGGGTTACATCGGGCTGAGGTCCGCTGATTCTGCTCTGCTGGAGCAGCCACAGGATGAAGCCCTCGTCGCTGCAGAAGGGAAGTGCGAGGCGAGGGATTTCGATATCCTTGCCGGCCTGGTCTTCCAAGAGGAATGAACCCAAGTCCAGGCCGTAGGCGTCGATCAGTTCCTCCCTGATCTTGTCCGCGAAGCCAACCTTCACGAAGCCGTGCATGGCGACCAGGTGGTCAGCGATGGTGTCTTTGCCGGACTTCAGCGGCCCGGCTAGGCCGATTAGTTGCATGTGGTTCTCCTGCGCAAGCACGTTAAAGAGAGCCTGCGATATGATGAATGTTTCTTCTGCGGAGCGCGCCGTGACAAAGACAAAGTACCTCGCCCGTGTTGCTGCATATTTCAAGGGGGAGTTTGCCCGGCTGCTGGCTGCGAGAGATGCTGAATTGCTGGGGGAGCTGAAGGAAATGCGAAGCCCGTCCGTGATGAGCAGGGGAGGCTTGTGTTCGACTTTCGATATGAGCAGCTTTTTTATCTTCTTGAACGTCGAACGGATTTTGGTGATGAAGACCCGCCAGGCTCACTTCGCAATGGCAAGGATGTGAGCGACTTTTGTCGTATCGTTACTCACCCTTGGCCTGATAAAGAATTTGCGGCGCATGGGCTGACAATAAATCTGATCAAGCAAGCGCGCTCAACGGGCGATTGCTTGATCCGCATTCAGTCAGCAGTCCCTTGAGCTTCAGCATGATCCTGCCCCATCGCGGCGTCGATAGCGGAATCCAGCTCCGATTCGAATAGCACCTCTTCGCCCCCGTCTTCGTCGAACGGTAGCGGGAACCGCACAGCACAGATTTCCCGCTGTCCCGGCAGCACCTCGATGTCATCGCTGCGCAGCCACCGATACCGTGCCGCGTCCCGCTCCAGCTCGGCGATGCGCGCGGCCTGGGCTCTAATGGTGGCTCCGGCTGTATCGAGGCTGGCATCAGCCCGGTACGCCAGCAACTCCTGCGCCATCGCTTCCAGGTCTGCCAGCAGTCCCTGAACTGCTGCAGGGTTGGCGGCAGCGATGTAGGCCATGTTAGCCGGCGAGGCCGCGCCGCTGGCTACGACATCGCCGTCAACGCGGCCCCGGTTCGCAGGGGTTGTCCCGACGCGGTGCCAGCCGTTGCTGGTCTGATGCTCCCACGGCCCAGGTGTCGCAGCCTCAGCCGCCGCGCGCAGGGCGGCGAGTTGGTCAGGGGTTAGCATGGCAGACTCCGTTTTGTGTAGTTGTCACAGCGCACGACGATGACCCCGTCCTGGTCGCGCTTGATCGGCGTCATCGTGTTGAACGGCAGCTTGCTGCAGTTTTGGACGAACAACATTAGGCAGCTGGCGCACATCCGGCCGCTGGGTCGATGGGTGAGGTCAGGGGTTAGCATGGGCAGACTCCTTCTTGCGCTTGATGATTTCGGCCACGCCTCGCCGATCTGTTTGGATCGCGCCCAGCCTCACCGCCTCGTCACGCTTCGTCAGGCATACATCGTAGTGGCTGTGTGGCGTGCCAGGCTTCTGGTGCCACCGGCGCGCTACGCCGATCCTAGCTGCCATGGCGTGCAGCTCGTCTTCGGTGTCGGCCAGCATGTGGCACATGATCATGCGTCCGTAGTTGGCTCGCATGTCGTCAACGTAGACGGCCATTACTCACCCCTTTCTTGGCTCTCTCGCTGTCAAAACGCTTCACGCTGGCCACTGTGGCTTCGTGGTGGATGGGGCACTCCACCAGAACGGCTCCATCCGGAGTTCCTACCCATCGACATCCGCACTGGTATCCGTCATGGCTGACTTTCCGGCGCTTGTAGGTGTCTCCGGTCATCACTCGACCCTTCCTTCGGCGCTGCCGGACGAGGAATCCAGTGAGTCGGTTGCTCTTCCCCATATTCGCCATCAAACGAAAAAAACCACCCATCATCATCGAAATACATCGACTCAATATGTTCGCCATACTTGGTCGGTCGGTACGCAATTACATGGGTGCCGTCTTTCGGCGCAGTCTCAATCGGTTTCCATTCCATCACTCGCCTCCTTCCTTCTGCGCGGCCATTCTGTCCTCGCGTTCAATCGCAGCAACTAGCAGGGCAGCGGCCTTGATCCAGTTGCGGCGCTTATCCGGCTTGGCTTCCACCATGCCTTGTCCCACGGCCAGGGCTGCGGCGGGTCGCCAGCGGGGTATGCGAGGGTATGCATGGCGTAGCAACCGGCGGCGCCCGCCAGGGCGTAGTCCCGATGCTTGTCGTCATGCTCCGGTGTCCAGCCCTCGACCTCTATCTGCCGGCGGCGCTCGGCAGCTATCTCCTCGATCACGGACGGCGGCTGCTGGCTGGCTGCGGCGCGGCCTCAGCTGAGGCAATGGCCTCTTTCACGCGACCGGGCAGCGTCGCCGGGATGTCGTACTCGCTCATGTAGGCCATCGCCTCATCGCATTCCCGCAGAACAGTCAGCAGTTGCTGATTCACCGTCTCTTGAGCGGGCTGCGGGCAGGTGTAGAACTTTGTCCCTACCGGAATCAGCTGCAGCGGCTGATGCCAATGCATGCAATGCACGCCGCCATGGCGCTCTACGATCTCAGCCACCGCCTCGCCGCTCTGCTCGGTGGCCGGCGACTGCTCGGCACCATTCAGCGCCTCCTCCAGCGCGTTGATCATGTCGTCGGTCAGCTCGCCATCTCGGTCGGCTGCGATGACGGCGCGCGCGGCGTCCGCCAGTTGGGTCAGGGTTTGCATGGTCACTCCTCACTTCCATGTATCCGCTCAAATGCTGCTTGCGGATCGTTTGAGGCCAGTTCGGCCAGTTCAGGCGCGAGAGCATTCATTGCGTCCCAGGCCCAAGCGCGGTGCTTGTGCGGGCAGTCGCTGAAATACTGAATGCTGGCCAGCTCTTTCAGGCATGCCTGCAGCCGTTCGTCGGTGAGAGGCGGTACTTCGGCGCGCGGGATGTACTCGACGCCGTCAATCAAAACGGTCGGCATACTCACTCCTCGCCCTGGGCGGGCATTGGTGCCGGCTGATCAGGCAGCCAGCTGTCGCAGGGCAGGTCATGCGGCGATCCTTCGGCGTTGTTTCATCTCGTCGCTGCTCCAGGCCATCAGGTCGCGGCAGTTGGCTGCGATCAGCGCGGCGGCCGGCTTTGGCGGGACGCTGTTGCCAACCATCCGCACCTGGGCCGATTTGCTGAATGGCCGCCCGTCGTGGCCGCGGTCGATGATGTAGTCGGCCGGGAATGACTGGCAGCCATACAGCTCGGCCGGTTTAAGCATGCGCAACTTGATGTCGACGATCACCCACGGTTCGCCGCGGATCCAGACCGTGACCAGCGCCAGCCGGTCGCGGGTGGTGGCGGTTGGCATCGGCTGGTCCAGGCCGCTGACGTTGTCGGTGCCGTAGTAGCTGATCAGGAACGCGGCCACCCGCAGCGCGCCAGCTTCGTCCTCCTGGCTCAGTTGGTAGGACACGAGCGCATGGTGCTCGGCGCTGGCGGTGGCAGTCGGCATGGGCTCGGTCATGTCTCGGCCAATGCAGTTGCGGCGCAGGGTGGCTAGGTGGGTCGTTACCAATTGCTGCTGGCTGCCGGTGGTCGTGATCGTGGTGGCCGGCTCGTCCAGGCCCCGGCCGACTGTCTCGTTGAAGCCGCCGTTCGCCTGCATCATGTAAGCGGTGGCGACGTGGCGATGGTTCTCCTTCAGGATGGTGCCGAGCGGCTGGTCCACGGCGACGGGCTTGCCGCTGTAGCTGGGGCCGCCGGCGCCGACGAGGATCGCCGAAGCCAGGCCATGCTTGCGGCCGCCGGCGACCACGGTGCCCAGCGGCTTGTCGATGTCGAGCGAGCGCGGCGACTGCCCTTCCCTCTCGCCGTAGCCCAGCTGCACCATGGTGGCGGCCGCCAGCAACTGGTTCCCCGCAGTGGTGATAGTCGGCGCGGGCGCATCGGCGCTGCGTGCAGGGTTCCCCGTGGTATTCGGCACGATGATGGCGGAAGCGACGGCGATTTCTCCGCGGTGCGCAGCCGTTATCGTCGGCGCCGGTTGCTGAGGACCGTAGACGCGGTCTCCGCCCTGGTGAGTCAGCGGCACAAGAGCCGGGCTGGCCACTGCCATGCTGCCGCCGCGCGGCCAGGCGGTGATGGTGCGCAGCGGATCAGCCGTGGACTGCACGCCGTTGGTGTTGGACCAGTTGGCCAGCTCCACGATGAATGGCGTAGCGCTGTCCAGGACGAACTTCTTCATGCCCTTGGCGACGCGGCGCATGGTGGCGTCCGCCAGCGGTTTCTTGCGGTCGAAAATCGACTGGCCCAGGTCGCTGAAATCGATGTGATCAGCTGCTGGCCGCCACTTCTTTTGCCCGGCTGCCGGCTTCTCGAAGTGCGTCGGCGCCGGCCACTCAATCGGGCGTCCGTCGCGGCGGGCGAGCAGATAGAGCCGTTCGCGGGTGGTGGCCGCGCCATAGTCCGCTGCGACCAGCGTCCGGTGTTCCACGTCGTAGCCCAGCTTGCGCAGCACGCTCAGGAACCGGCGCCAGGTGCGGCCGATGTGCTTCGGGTCCGGAACGAGAAACTGCTCTTGCACGGGCACGCGCTCGCCAGGCTCTGCCACACTACCGTCCAGCCGCATCACACGGCCCGTCTTCTTGCAGCGCTTGGCGATCAGCGGCCCCCACTGCCGCATTTGTTTCACGTTTTCCATGCTGATGCTGCGCGGCTTGACCTGGCCGGCCCAGCGTGGAATGACCCAACCCAGCGAGCGAATGGCTTTGTCCCGCGGCTGGCCGCCGACGGCCTGGCTGAAATGGGTGCAGTCCGGAGAGCCGTGTAGGTGGCCGACCGGCCGCCCTTGGCAGGCCTCGCGCGGGTCAACTTCAAACACGTCGCAGCAGTAATGCTGCGTCTGCGGATGGTTCGCCATGTGCATGCTGATGGCGTCCATGTCGTGGTTGATGGCGATGTCGACGTGGCGGCCCAGGGCCTCCTCAATGGCGCTGGACATGCCGCCGCCACCGGCAAACAGATCCACTATGATTTCATCGGTGGTGAGAAGGGAAAACTGGTCGCGGATCATTTGATTTCCTTGCACGTCTTGCAGCGCCACACGCTCCCGGCGCCGCTGGGTGTCGTCACATACGCGCCGCCGGCCAGATGACGGCGCCGCTCACAGCCGCTGCATATCCGATACAGGCTCATGCGTGCCTCCATGAAAAAAGGCCCGTATGGGCCTGGTTGTTTGGTGCTGCCGGCGCGTCACGCTGCTTTGGTCAGATCGTCCGCCACCATCTCCCGGTCTACCTCCATCTCGGCAGCGAAAAGCCGCTGCGTCGGCACCGTCTCCAGCCAGCTCTGTAGCGTGGCCACCGCGCGCCGCAGCGTTTTCCACTCGTCGCCGGTCAGGCCGTAATGGCCATGCTGCCGCCGGCGGCGCTTGACCTCGGCCAGCACGCCTTGCAGGCTCCTGCCAATGGCCAGCCGCTCGTCTGTCGCATACTCGGGGTAGCGCTTGACCAGCTTGGCCACGGTGTTGCTCAGGTAGATCAACTCGTTGACGTCGCGCGGCACCCATTCCGATGGCGGCCGGTCGGCGGTCAGCATGCGCTTGAGGCTGCGATTCTGGCAGTGGTCCGCCAGTGGACTCATGACCGATCCAACCGGCAGACCTGGGATGCCTTGCGGTAGTTGCCAGACCTTGCGAGTTGTCCGTTTTCTGCTCACGCCGCGCTCTCCCGTACCAACTGGATCACGTTGTTGCGCGACTCCGGCGGTAGCAGCGCAACGGACAAGGCATTGCGCAGTTCCTTCCGCTCAAGATCACTTGCGTGTAGTTGTGACTGCAGCTGCTCGACTTGCTGGCGCAGCAGATGGTTGTCCGCACTCAGCTGCTCGTAGAGCGAGTCCTCGGCGCTGGCTTGCTGGGTGATGATTGATTCGGTCATGGTGCATTCCTCCGCGGGCGCGTGCGGCGCCCGGCTGTGTTTCGGTGGTCAGGCTATCGGCAGCTCCGGCTCGCGCTCTTGGACGCCCCCTTCCTGGCGGGCTTGGCTGTCTTCCAAGCCGCCCAGCGCCTCCACCAGCGCTTCCACCAGTTCGCCCAGCTCTTCGCTCATCAGGATGAAGGTGGCTTCGAACAGGCTTTCGCGGTCGTCGCCAGCCTGGCCGGCCTCGTCCTGCAGCATGTCCAGGAACTGGATGCGCTTCAGCTGCAGGGTGTCGGTCAGCTGGAAGCGGATCTTCTCGTTCCAGATCAGGCCCAGCTTGGTCACCTGCTTGCCGGTGGCGATGTGCTGGCGAATCTCGTCGCTGGTCAGGTCGATGCGGCTCACCCGGACCTCGGCGCCGTTCTCGCCGCCGTCCTTCAGCACCGCATCGGCGTCCAGCCCGAAGCCGCCCGGCGCTTCGCCAGCGGCCAGCCAGTCGGTCATGGCGCTGTGCGGCGCGATCTTGGTGCGCGGCAGCGCGGCGGGAAGGGCGGCAGCGCCTCGCGCAGCTTGGAGACCAGCGCCTCGGCCTTGCTGGACGAGCCGGAGTCCACCATCAGCCAGCCGCGGCGATGTCCAGGTAGGCGCTGGTGCGGCCGCTGCGCACAAAGGCGCGCGGCAGCAGGTCGTCGGTGATCTGCTCTTTCAGCGCCAGCTTTTCCTTGCGGCCGACTTTGCGCAGCTCCTTGTCCTCGATCTCCTGCACTTTCATTTCGACGAAGTCGCGGATCACCGAGGCCGGCAAAACCTTGTCTTCGCGGCGCATGGAAACCATCAGGCTGCCGCGGCGGCGTAGACCGGCGCTTCCAGGTGCCCGGCCGGCGGAACCCATCCTTCGCTGAACCAATCCAGGCCCATGCAGGGCTGAAATGGGCGCTTGGCCAGTGCCTCACTCAGGTGGATGGCGTCCGGCGCATCGGTGAGCCGGAACAGGGTGGCGTTGTTGAACCAGGTCATGCGGCCTCCTGCATCTTGCGAATCCAGGCAGCAGCAGGACCGTCGTCAGTGTCGTAGATTCCAGACAGGAACCAACCTTCACCATCGGGACTGAGCGGGAGCCAACCGCAGACGCTTCCGGTCTCCTCCAGTGCCTCAAAAAGTTCGTCGCTGTTTTCGGCCAGTCCATTTCGATGACGGAGATTTCGTAGCCATAACCCCCCAGCCACTCCCTCAGCTGGAAGGACTCATCCTCTTGCCAGCACAGGACCGAATGGAGCCACCAGCCGTTGTCATCACGTTGCGGTGTCCGCGGGGCGAAAACTTTGGCGACGATGTCGTCAGACAGCTGCGGGTACGGCGCGCGGCAGGCGTCGGCATAGGCCAGAGCCGCGGGAACGGCATAGGGGTCGAACGTCAGGTCAAGCACAAAATACTCGGCGCCAGCGCGGTCACCGCCGGGCAGGTCGCGACCATCGTTGCGGCGGACTTGGAATTTCGGGTACAGGCCGGTAGTACGTTGATCCATGTGGTTCTCCAGGGGGGGAGCGAATCAATCAATGGAAACGGTTTGAATGCCCAGCCGCTTCAGCGTCAGCGGCTCCTTAAGCGCCTTGGCCTCGGCCAGCTTCGCATCGAAGTCCTGCAGGCTGATGCTGTTGCCGGCGTCGTCATAGATCCGCCAGCGGTGACGCAGGCCAAGGCCTTTCATCAGCGCAGAGAAATGACGCTGAGCGCCCAGCAGCGCCGCGGTGAAGAGGTGGGCGCCGGAGAAGTTGCTACCGGGGGGGCTTCCCAGTTGATGCGGGCGCGCCCCATCGGCAGATCGTGCTCGCCGTCGGTGATGCGGAGAGTCAGCTCGCCGTGACATTTCTCCAGCAGCTGCTTGGGCTGTTTGCTCATGCGGCCTCCTTCAGCCCATTAACCAACAGGGAGGTGTTCGCTGCCTCGGCTGCAATGCCGGCCGCTGCGGCCGAGAGCTTGCGCATTTGCTCGGCGGTCTTGAGCAGGGCGGAAACATCTAGCTCACCAGCCAGCAGCGCGCGGATGGCCTGGGCGTTCTCCGCGGTGATCTTGGACAGGTCGATGCCGTGGACGTGGACCACGTTCATCAGTGTCTGGACCGGCTTGGGGATGTTGCGCTCGTTTTCGTACCGGCTGCCGCCGGATTGGGTGACGCCGATGGCGCCCCAGAACTGCTGCTGGTTGAGGCCGGTTGCGCGGCGGATATCGCGGGGGTTTTGCATGCTCACTCCGATAACGAAAAAGCCCCGCTTGAGCGGGGCTGATTTCGAAGATGAAAGTTGTGTGGGTTAAAGACGGCTTGCAACGGTGGCAGGGTCTTCATTTACTACGATGGAGTCATCTTTGGAGAAATAGATCAGGGTCTTTTCAGGTTTGGTGTGAACTGGTTGCACGCGTTTAACCTGAGCTGGGTTTACGTAGACGGTGTGACCAGTCTTGCCCTCTGCCGTGTGGAATAGAGTGAATGGAACCAGCATTATGCCTCCCAAAGGAAGAGTTGAAATGTGCCAACCATTCTAATAACTTGCAACAACAATGTCATTCCAGAAAGGCCGTTCTCCTGAGATGTGGGTATTTGGTTCCGGTTAGAACGGAATATCGTCATCCATGTCGTCCATGCGCGGGCCGCTTTCGGCTCCTGGCGGCGTGGCGCGGCCGGCGGCTCCTGGCGGGGTGCGTGCGACTCGCCGCCTTCCTGCCGGCCGCCCTGCAGGCTGATTTCGCCCACGCGCACGTCCGGGGACAGGCGCTTGTTGCCGTCCTTGTCCTGCCATTCGCGCAGTAACAGCTGGCCGTACACGGTCACCTGCTGGCCCTTGGCCAGGTAGTTCTTCAGCGATTCGCCGCGCTTGCCCCATATCTGGCAGCTGAACCAGTTGGTGGCCTTGCGTTCGCCATAGCCGATGTCGCTGGCAACGCGGAAGGTGAGGATCGGCTCGCCGGCCGGCGTATAGCGCAGTTCGGCGTCGGCGGCCAGGCGGCCGTCAAAGGTGATGCTGTTCATCAAGCTGCCTTTCTGGTGTCAATCAGGTGTGCCCACTGATCGCCGAACAAGTAGCCCAGCTTCTCAAGCGCGCGGTCCATGTCGTATGTGAACTGGCCGACAGCGTCAGCGAAGGTCTTCATCTTGGCCTCGTCGCGGTCGATAGTGATGCTGTGCAGGATGTAATTGCGGACATCAGGGTCGTGGTTGGCGAATACCCACTGCTCGCGGCCGGTGACGAACATGGAGAATTGCACTTGCTCGATGTATTCCGGCTTGATTTCCCCGTCCAGCACGAACTTCAAATAGACAGCGGTGTTGAATGGGTTCTTGGCCTCGATTCCTAGCTTGTCGCCGATCAGACCATCCGGGCTTGCGCCGTAACGCATGCTGTCGTCGCCGTAGACGAATGGGATGGTCTCCACTTCGACGCCTGCGTCGAAGGCGTAGAGGCCGACGCACGATTCTTCATGCTCATGGCCCCAAGCGGATGCTTTGCCGCCGCTGCGCTTCTGCTGGCCGGTGGCGACTTCGGCGATCAGCTCCATCAGGTAGGTGTTGCGCATGTCGGATGGCACAGGTGGCAGAAGGGAGCGAACAAACTTTGTGCACTCCGCTTTAGTTCCTTCAAACACCCTCCCGTCAAACTCTACGCGGTTGATGCGACCTGTCTTGACGATTTCTAAGTCGTCCGGGAATGGTGCCATGCCGCCCGTGGCTATGAGGTCCTTGGCCCGGCTGGCGGTGATAACCCCGAGTCGCATCGTTTCCCAGCTGTCCGAGCCTTGCGAAACGGCCGCGCCATCGAAGCCCATGCGCTGCAAGGTCAGCCGGGTTAGGTCAGCTCTAAGCTGCTTGTTGCTGCGGGGTTTCATTGAGCCTCCTTTCAACGAATCGAATGAACGTGTCCATGTCCAGCGCGGTCACGGCTTCCATGGGCTGCCCTTGTAAGGGCGTTTTTCGGGTACACGGCAGACAGCTGTTGCCAGGTGCGGCCGTAACTTTCCAAGAGAGCCGTAAGGTGTACTTGCTGCTCGCCCGTGCATGGTGTGATGTCGCGCTCCGGCTCGCGGGCATAGCCTTCTCCGCCCTCGGTGTCCATGTGGTAGATGGCCTGCTGCAGGCGCTCGCGATGTGGCCAGTATTTGGATGCTTGCTTGACGACCGTCTTCTTGATCATCTCCGGCTCATCCGTTACCCAGGGGCACTTCTTGGAGTTGTCCTGCTGGTACTTCTTCCAGGCCTCGGAACGATCGCGGATCGAGTAAATGTCCGCGATGGTCATGCAGTGAGTGAGGTAGTCGCCGCCATCCGTCTTTACGACCACATACGCGCCGATGATCTTGCCGCGCTGCTCCTCGGTGGCGAAGGGGCTGTATTTGTGGACCGGGGCGGTGTCGATTGCCGTCAGCTCGAACGTGTCGCTCTCGCGGACGATCAGCGCTTGCCCCCACTGGATGGCGCCAGTCTGCTGGGCCAAGTGCATCATGCCCATGTAGCTGATGTCGAGGCATACCTTGTTCTTACGCGGCACCAGATAGGCTTGCTTCTTGGCCGGGTTCAAGCTGATGCCGATGGCCGCGACATTGGTGACGGCATCAACCAAGGATTGACGATTGCCGTATGCGACTTTCGCCAGGTAATCACTGCTCTGGATGATCTGCATGGCGAAGCCGGATTCGGCTTCGAAGTTCAGCGACTTGTCGGCCAGGACCGCATCAAATTGCGGCGCGATGGCGGCAATGTCACCTTGCAAGACTTCAAGTTGGGTGGCCATGGCCTTCTCATATAAGAACGCCCGCTTACGCGGGCCTGTGGATTGCGAACAGGATGTCTTCGACGACGTGGCGCTCGCGCTGCTTTTGGGCTGCGCGCCGGCATGCTGAGGCGTATCTTTCAGCGACCCGCCTTGCTGGATCATCCGAGACCTCAGAGCGTTGTGCATGCGGTCCAGGGGAATGGTTCTGATCATGCTGCCTTCCGCATCATGTCTTGCGCGTAGTTGTCGGCAGCGGCATCCAGCATCTGGATAGTTTTGCGCCGAGCAGGGCAATCCGGCATGGCGTACACAAGCGCCAGCACCTGGGCCGCCATGGCCATCGTAGCCTCGTTGCGATTGGCCACATCAGACCAGTCGATGCCGTCTGCGGTGTACTGCTCGCGCATCAGCTCGAACTGGTGATCAGCAGCGGCGGCGAGCGTTTCGCCGTGAATGTGGTGTGCAATAGCGCCCTGAACAGGGCAGAAAAGACGAGCATTCATTTCAGTTGCTCCACGGCCTGAGCCAAAGTGACTGCGGCGAAGAAGAGAGAGGTGGCAACGAAGCCCCCAATGACATGCTTGATCCGCGCCTTCATAGCCGCGACATCCCGGTGGGGAGGCAATCCGGCAGCATGTTGTTTGCCCGGGCAAGCGCATCGCCTTTGCTGCGCGCCAGCACGATCAGGTTGTCTACCCGGCGGCGGGTGCGCGGAAACTGGAAATGGACGCGAAAGCCGGCCAGCGCGTGCACGGCATAGCAGCCGGAGTTGGCCGCCTGCAGCGCGCGGCAGTTGACGTTGATCAGCGCGGCGGCCGGCGCCGCGGATGCGTTGGCGATCATGCTGCTTCCTTTCGTTGAAGGGTGGCGCGCGGCTTGTAATCGGCGGCGTTGATTCGCTCTTGGCAGGCGGCGCGGATGATGGCGGCGTTCTTGTCGGATGCCTGCACAACCGTGATGATGAGGGCGGGCCATTCGTCTTGGCGCGCGGCACGAATTCGACGGTGAAGGTGTGCATGGCGAACTCCAAAAAGAAACCCGGCGCGAGGCCGGGCAAGTGAAGGAGAAACAAGGAGAAGCCTGCGAATCGCAGGGGTGGGGCGACTGGCATGATCCATCATCCAGCCGGGGAGGGCGTGGCCCTCGGCCCCACCGCTGAAATCAGCGGTCCTACCGGCATCAGACTACCGCGAAGGCTGCCGGCGCTGTTGCAGGGGCCTACGGTGATCTGTGGCCCACCCATCTGCGCATATCGGTTGGGGTGCGCAACCGGAAGTTGTCCCGCTTTCGCGGCCCCGGCGCAGTACAGGGGTCTACTCACTGCATTGCTGAACGTCTTGCGGCTCCTGCCCGGGTGGCGCCCGGTAAGCGCGGCCAGCGCTACACTTGCTCGCACAAGGCGTTCAGCAATGCAGCCGGCGTTCGCCGGCGGCGGCTTAGGCGGCCTTCAGCTGCTTCGGGCGGCAGGAAGTCACCTTGTCGCTGCCGTCTTCCTGCACCTTGATGAAGTCGCCCTTGGCGCCCTTGGTGATGTCGATGATCTTGCCCTTGCCTTTGCGGCCGTGGATGGTGGTGAAGCTGACCGACTGGCCCTTCGTGAAACCCTTTTCGCTCATGTGATGTCCTTTCGTTTTAAAGCGTTGACCAACACGGCTGGCGGCTTGAGCCTGGCTTCCTGTGAGACCAGCTGCGCAATCCCAATGCGCTCTCCCACCAAACGAAACCGCCATGCGTGTAGGTGCCCATTTAGCGACCGGGCCAGTCGTATCAGCGATTCGGTGCAGGCCCGCCGCATGCCTGTTTGCTCTGCATTGCATTGGTGGGCGGCGGAGATGATAAATGCATCACCGTCATGTAGAATCGCTTTCACCTAGTCATGGCCCGTAGATCGGACAACCATGACTTGGCACCGGACATCCAATCCGGGCTGCCCTCTGGAAAAGGGCTTAAGGTGCATTGCATTGAATAGCTGGATAGCTAGGCCGGATGGCCACCCAATGCAATAAGCCGACTGTGAAGGGTGTGCTAGCCACCAAATCACACGCGCCAGCAAGGGCGCGCTACAAATACTCACGGGATAACATCCTGTGGCGCCACGGGATTTCACTCGGAAAATTGAGATGAAAAACCGCGTTAAGGTGGACTTCAAGATCAAACTTGATGTCGCCAGCTGCCTTTGGCGATTGGCTTCATCCTGAAAATCCTGATGTCGTGACCAGGGTGCAACCCGTCATCTCTGGCGGTTGCATACCAAACTTCCGCCGCCCCAACAATGCCGCCTCTCTCGAAGCGGCCTTCTACTTCACTCCCCCGTTACTCGCCACGGTGGGTTTGGCGCTTGCGTTGTCATTGGTCCGCTCCTTGCGAACCTCTTACGCGGCATGCAGGTGCTTCTGCATGACTTGGCCATCGCTTCCTCAGGTCTGAGACCTGACAGGGGTGCCGTGCTGCGCGCCTGGGCTGTGCCGTATCGCTGCTGGTTGTTAGAGATCGGTGCGAAAGTTTCGCTGTGTGTTGAACAAACTTTAACTCTCAGCGAAATGTTGCACAAGGTTTATTTCGCTTGATGTGAAATTTGTGGGTGAAAGTGCAACAGATGGCGAATCGTTTCGTGTGGGGATGGGGCGTAAAATGCCAATGTCACAAGATGGGGTGGGTTTTGTCCGGCTATTCCGTGCAAAGATAATTGCGCTTGGAAGTACTACTACTGGAGCGAAGCGTATGAGAGTTGTAGGGCTGGTTTTGTTGGTGATCTCGCTGTGCGTGCAGGGTATGGTTTGTCTTACCAGACGTTTGTATACGCTCCCAGCGGCGATGCCGTGAACAACTACGGCTTAATGCACAACCAATCTTTGATACTAGGTGGCGCAGGGGTTGCGTTTCTGGCAGCTTGATCATGTTTGGCTTCGCCCAACTGGAAGAGGCAAAGACAGGCGCGCAAGTACTAACACCATTTACTCTAGCCGTTAGTTGTATCAAGGCGAACGATACGGCGGGCTTCTTGGCCGCATTGCGGAGGCCAGATCTCCATCTGGATTCAACTGATGATATTGGCATGACACTTTTACATCATGCAGCTGCGAGGCAGAACTATGAGGCCGTAAAGGCTTTGATTGAAAGGCACGCAAGGAAAGACCTGGCTGATTACAAAGAAAAATTAGCTATCGAATACACTGATGAAACACTGGAAGGCTTAAAGATTCGAGAGTTGTTGAAATGAAAAAAACAGAAGCTGGAGTGAAGCAATGCTGAAGTATGGAGTAGCAATCACAGTGTTTGCCATGGCGGCGCGGGCTGCATCTGCGGTCTCCGCGGTTCCTGCCTACGATGGTTCCCTTAAGTGCGAGTCGAGCACTGTAGATGATCTATGGATGGATCACCGTCTTGGTTGCCTCAAGGTAGGTCAACAATTTGTTTTTTCATCTGCGAGTGGGGCTGGACAGTCAGTACAAGGCAAGGCCTTTACCATTAACCAGAAACTGACCACTAGCGATTGGGTTGCCCTGAATGGAAAGGTAAGGTACTTCCAGCACTTCTTATGCATCAGAAACATGCCTTCTGGCGTTGCGGGTTGGCAAATCGCAGGCGATATTGGCCAGGCGACCAAGAGCACCGGCTCCATTTTTAAAGTTCCGGGGATCGTTCACTCATCGACCGAACAGTCCGGCGGGAAAGAAGTCGGGCCTTGCGACCCCGCAAAGCATCCGGTGATAGTCGACTACAACACCGGAAAGATCGAGTCGGTGAACCCGGAAGCGTTGAAGGCCATCAACGTGTACGATCTGCCGGCGAACTGAGGCAGGTGGCAGTAGGCCTGGCGATGATGCGGAAAAATCACAGGAGGGAAGGGTAATGATGGGTTCTTTCTCTATTTGGCATTGGCTGATGTTCCTTGTGATGCTGGTCATCTTTCAGGTGCCTGCATGGTTGATCGTCCGGAAAGCTGGCTTCCCTGGCGTGTTGAGCATTGTCATGTGGGTGCCGGTACTGAACCTGCTGGCCTTGTGGGTGTTCGCGATGGTGCCCTGGCCTGCAACTCGAAAATAGTGCCGATCTACGCAGCCGAAATTGAAAAGGGGATGGAATGACACGCTATAGCAAGCGCGTAGGTGACGGCGTCACCGCCCACTACAACTCCGCCGAGGAGCTGCAGAGGGCCAATGATCGCGAGTTCGAATCAAAGGTGCGCGGCTTTGGGCTGCTGGTGGGCCTGGTCGGCGGTGGTTGGCTGACCTGGTCGGCGATCATGTCGCATGGCGGCGCCGAGTGGCCAAAGTTCCTGCGGCTGCTGGCCACCCTGGTCGGTGCCGCGGTGAGCGGCGGCGCGCTCTACTTCCTGAGCATGTACATCGTGCTCGCGATGTTTGTCGCAGTGGTTGGCTGGTTGATCTGGGGCGGGATGAAGTGGCTTTGGAGTGCGGTCTAGGGGGCGTACATGAAGCAGCGCCTGCTCGCTTCACTCTCACAGAGAGCCGTCATCGACACAAAGACCAAGCCTGACACCTCGCTGGTGTAGTGCTGAACTGTCTCCGCTGCTACGCGGAGATGGAAGTGCCGGATTGAGGCAAATGAGGCGCGCGCAAGCTACAGATCAGGCGCAAGTGCAACAATCACAACATCACAAGGCCTTCTGACGCAGTACATTGGATGAAACTTTACGACTCGGCTATTATCAAATTCTTACGCATCAACTTCTACCGAGGGCAACATGACAACCAGGTTTGCAGATGCATTTCAGGCCATGGTCAAAGCCCTGTCTGAAAGCAATCAGAATATTTCAAAAGCGGCTCAAGATGCCGCTCATGAAATGACTGTCCGCAGGGAAGAGTTTGATAAGCGCCGAGCTGAAATCGAAAAGGATATTAAGCGTGGCGCAAGACTCACAGACCATAAAATCTCTCTTTGATTACCTTTACATAGATCGAGACAGGCTGTCTTCCTATAGTGCTCAGCTATTTGAGTACGGCTCACTAACCTCAATAAAGTCAACGGAGGGGGTGAATAAAAAATTCGGCTCTCATCTTGAAGGCGGCATTCCCAAAATACTGAATAGTCGCCTCTCTGAAGATGCATCAACAAATGAAAGCCTCGAAAGAAGCTTTGATGCCGCATGGTCGTTGCCTTTGAATGTAATCAACGCGCTTGACCAACACGGACTTGTAAATAGAGATATATCAAGCACCAACTATGGCCAGCTTGTATTGATTAAAGGCGCAATACAGTTATTAGACCTTTCCATGCTTCAAAACATGTGGGATGGCATCGCAAAGATGATGGTTAATGAGCTTCCCACTGCTACATCTGCACAAAAGAAAGCTAAGCAGGAAGCAGAGAAAGAAGCCAAGGATATGGCCTCAGTTATTTCTAAGCTTCCACACACGCTTCAATTTAAGGTGTTCAATGACGAAGCAATGGTCTGGTCTACCCTAAAGCCGGAACATATGATTATAAATCCGTTTGATTTTGCAATGAAACACGGTGCAACAATAAGCGGGGAGTGGTTCGCACTTGGCATAGTGGACGCCAAGCCCTCTGATATTGAAGATTTTGATAAAATAGCAACATCAAATGAATTAGAGAAGGGCCTTCTTTTTATGCTTAGTCAATTACGATCTGTAATGGGCCGTAGCCTTGGAGACTATGGAATTACTCCTGTCGCAGTCTTCAGAGAGATTAAGTAAGCACTACTCCATCTCGGCGGTTTTTTCTTCGCCTTGACCCAGCCGGCCTCCACCGGCAGACTCACCTCAAGCCCAGGCTGAGCCCACCCGTTCAGATAAAAACACCTGACGCCCACAGACCAGCCCGCACACGCGGGCTTTTTTGCGTCCGAGTGTGACGTAATACCATCTCTGCATGATGCCATGACATCTCTGCCGTAATCGACAATGCGGCATGAATGTAAGAGGTGATCGAATCAGGGCCGAGCGCCGGCGCCGCGGCTGGCGGCAGGAAGATCTTGGCCGACGGGCCGGCTGTAGTCGGTCGATAGTCGCCGACCTGGAGAATGGCCGCAATCGCGAGTCCACGAAGTTGCCGAGCATCGCGCGGGCGCTGGGGGTTTCGCTGACGTGGCTGGAGACGGGGAAGGGGCGCAAGACGCCGCTGGCGAGCACGGAGGCACCGTACGTCTCTGCAGATACGCTGGAGGATGTAGCTGAGCAGATGCTGAGCAAAGGGCCGGATGAGGTCTGGCGACTTGTTCAGCTGCTGCTGACCACCGCACGCTGAGAAATCGGCGGCGCGGTTTTCTGCGTCGTGAAAATGTCCTACCTTGAATAGACAGGGGGACTCATGGCGACAGCTATCGATCAGCTGCCGGAAGTGGCAGCAATTTCCAAAAACAGAATCAATGCGGCGATCTGCGCCGCTGCAGCGCTGCGCAGTATGTTGGTGCGCGCCAGGACGCGCGATGACCTTGATGCGGCCCTGGCGTTGATCTGCACGATCGCTGGCGGGGCACCGACGCTGCTGGCGACATTCTACGGCACCAAGGTGCCATCGCTGTACATCAACCACGGCTGGTCTGAGGATTGGTTGCAGCGATATGTAGAGCGCGGGTACGTGAAAGTTGACCCCGTGGTAAGAGGGCTCGCCGGCGCGCCGGTTGTTTGGTCCGAGCGGCTGTATGCGCCGGGCCTGACGCCGGCCCAACGCAAGTTCGTCGTGGATTGCGAGCATCACAAGTTGACGCACGGCCTGACCTATATCGCGGACAAAGGCGCCGGCGTTCGATACGTGCTGTCGATGATTGGCCGCCAGGTGGAAGATGACCGGGCCCTGCGCGATTTGCTCGAAATGCTACTTCCCGACCTGGCCGAAGTGGCGCATAGGGTTTTTGCTTCAAACGCTCGGATTGCGAAAACAAGCAAGATTCAACAGTCTGTGATCGAACTGTATTGTAAGAAAGGCTTTAAACGGCTCGAGGTGGCAGCCGCCCTTGGCAAGAGCGTCTTTACCATTGATTACCATGTTGGGCGGCTTATGGAGACGTATGAAGCGGCTACCGTTGAGCAGCTCATGTACAAGATCGGGGCATGCGAATAGCGCATGAACTTTAAATCACGTGTTGAAGAATACGTATTTTTACTGTGTACAGATTTTCTTACTATTTCTCGTAATGACCTGACAGATGTCAGGTGGGACAATGTGGCCACAAAACAAGAAGATGTCAGTAGTGACATATGACAGACGGCTATGATTGAGCACCTGAAACGGAGTTAGGAATGCAGAGCAATTGCAATACCGCTCATGCGCCATGCGTGCATGCGGCAAACTGTCATCACCACAGAGCTGGTTTCGACGCGCGCGGGCCGGTTGTCGCTGAAGTGGCGCTCAGGCGTTACAAGGACGGCACGCTGGAGTTCGTGCGGTTTGGGGATGTGAGTAGTTTAGATTTGACACAGGCCAGATTTGCGGCCTAAGGAGTAGTGTAGGGCGACAGTAGAGCAGGGCGACATCAGTCGCCCTTTTTGTTTTCCTGCTCCATGAAGGCCTTGCGGAGCAGTTCGAACGCGTAGGCTTCGCCCTTTTCGCGCAGGAGTTTCACGAGCTCATCTTCAGACTGAGCGGTAATCACGACCTGCTCTGGCACCGGCGCCGGCGCTTGTTCAGTATCGTGGCTCCTGTCCATCCAGCCGTATTCCAGGCCTTCCGCCTCTTCAATCCGCCGCGCCATATCGTCCCCCATCCGGCGCGAATTGGGATTCTTCTTGTCTAGAGTCTTCAGCGTAGAGAGGTAGGAGGCTGAGGAACCCACCTTTTCAGCTATGCGCGCAGCAGATCCCCTCGGCTCCAAAAGCCGCGCAAGATTCGCACGCCGTATATCAAAAACATCGATTCCCATGCCCGAATAATAAGAATTTTTCGCACCACGTGAAATAAACGCAGTGCGAAACAAGTACGCATGGCCTTGCGAAAAGTTTTGCACAGAGTTAAAGTTTTGAGCGGGGGATTGCATACATCATCTCCGTTTCGAAGTGCCCAGTTGTCAAAGAACACCCGCATCGCGCTCCAAGGTGGCAGCCGGTCGAGGCGCTGCAGCGGGTCTGGCTTGGTGCTGAGTGAAGTATGGCAAAGGGCTAACCCATTGAGAATGATCATTTTTCGAGTTTCTGTAAGGCAAACACATGTTCGCAGAGATCGACTTGGCGATTTTCGCCACCGTGGATGAATACCTGACCCGTACCGGCCGCAACATGCGCCAGCTGTCGGAGGACATGGGGATCAATTACAACTCGTTCCGCCGCAAGGTGAATCGGGACAAGGCCTCCCCCCATCCACAGCATTTCACCCCGCAAGAGCTTATCCGGCTGATCAAGATCACCGGCGATTGCCGCGTCCTGCGTTTCATCAACGCCGAGTGCGACAGACATCTGAGCCAGGTAGCCAAGATCGCGGAGGCCGCCTGATGGCGGATCTGAGCGAGCAGGTGCACTTCAGCAGCAAAACGGATGAATGGCCGACGCCGCAGGCGCTGTTCGACCAGTTGCACGCTGAGTTCGGGTTCACGCTGGACGTCTGCGCGACGGCTGAGAACGCCAAGTGCGAACGGTTTTTCACGCGCGAGCAGGATGGCCTGGCCCAGGACTGGAGCCAGGACGTCGTCTGGATGAATCCGCCGTTCGGCCACCAGATCAAGTTGTGGATGGCCAAGGCGTACCGCTCCAGCATCGACGGCGCGCTGGTGGTCTGCCTGGTGCCGGCGCGGACGGACACCCGCTGGTTCCACCGCCACGCGCTGAAAGCCGCAGAGATCCGCGCGCTGGACAAGCGGCTGAGGTTCGATGGGGCAAAGGCGAAGGCGCCATTCCCGGCCGTGCTGGTGGTCTACAAACCGGGCGAGAACGGGCAGTGCAAGTTGAGCGCGTACAAGGTGCCGGGCGCCGGCGGCCGGGCGCACGAGATCAAGGGAGGGGAGTGATGAGCATCGAACAGTTGCAGCAGCAGATCAATGAGCTGAATGGCGTGGTGGCTGGGCTGCGGGCGGACTTGGGTGTGATACAGCAACAGCTTTGCGAACAGAGCGCGCAGCTGCCGCAAGCGATCAAGGCCGCGATAGCGAACGAGCTCAGGCCGGGCGGAGTGCTTTATCGAGCCAGGAGTGGTGACGGCGCGCGAGGCTTGCGCACCTCCACCCCTAATTCTGGGACTTCGCCAGTTGCTCAGCCCGAAGTCGGCTCAACGATCACAGTTTTTCTGCCGGAAGGTCAAGCTCAAGCGCAAGTTGTTGGGACTTATCCGACACGCTGAGAAGGTAGAAGCGTCGCTTTACCTGAAAAATGACTTGGCTTTCGTCGGCAAGGATATACGAGAAATGGTCGCCAACTGCGGGAAGAAATTCAGGCTGAAAAGCAGGCGGTGGGTAGAGACCGTTCGACTTAGCAGTTTCTGTCGCGCGATCCGTAAATGTGATTCCGATTGTTAGCATACACCCTCCAAAAATGATAAGTGAATAATGATTTTATCATGAGGGTTCCTGATCGACATAAGTAAAAAACCCACCGTCAACAGCCTGGCCGGGCCTCGGGTGGGTTCAACTTCGCTGGAGAAATTATGGCAACGAATACCGATGGAGGCAAGCGCAAATGAGCATCAAGCTTATGAGCCGCGCGTGGGATATGGACATCCCGACCGGCCAGAAGATGATCCTCATCGCGCTTGCTGACCGTGCAAATGACGAGGGGGAGTGCTGGCCTGGTCAAGAGGAATTGGCCAAGAAAGGCAGCATGTCGCCGCGCTCTGTCGTGAACCATATTGACTGGCTGGAAGACCATGGCCTGTTGAAAGTAGAGCGCAGGCAAAAGGGCAATCAGCGGCAGTCCAACCGCTACACCGTTACCTTGGATAGCTTCAATCCCGAGGGCGGCGTGACGAAATTGCAAAGTGCAGATTCTGCACATGCAACCGTTGCACATGCAAATCCTGCACATGCAAGGATTGCACCCCCGAATGTGCAATCTGCGACAAGTGAAAGTGCAGAATCTGCACATTCCTTTAATGAAGAACCATCAAAGAATCACCAAGTAGATCCATCACTGTTTCCGGCACCGGCCGCCGCCGTGCCGAAACCGCGAAAGTCACCTGCAAAGCCGCAAACTAATCCGCTAAACGCCGCCACTTGGGATGCATATGCTGACGCCTATTTTTTCCGCTACGAGGTTGAGCCGGTACGCAATGCCACAGTTAACGGCCAGATTGCCAATTTCGTGAAACGCCTTGGTGCAAATGCCCGCATGTTGCCGCCTTCTTCGTGAACGGCAACAACGCGTATTACGTAACCAAGGGGCATGCTGTGGGCGTGATGCTGCAGGACGCTGAGAAGTTGCATACGGAGTGGGCATCTGGCCGGCGAGTGACTCAATCCCAAGCCCGCCAGGCTGACAAGTCTCAGACCAATTTCGACAACGGCCAGGCCGCCTTGATCGGCTGAACCGCAAATACGGGGGGCGCAATGAAACCCGCTCATCAGCAAATCCTGGAGGCTGTGATTGTCACTGCCGAGTTGACCGGGACCGACCTGTCTGCCGCAGCGCAAGAGGTAATGGTGGACGATCTCATGGCGTACCCGCTGGAGCCCGTTTTGCAAGCGTTAACCCGCTGCCGCAAAGAGCTGACTGGCCGACTGTCCATCGCGGCCATTCTGGACCGCCTGAATGACGGTCGCCCTGGCGCGGAAGAGGCGTGGGGTGCAGTCGCCAAGGCGCTGACTGACGAATTGGAAACCATAGTCTGGACTGAAGAGATGGCGCTGGCATCGGCGCCGGCGCGTGAACTGCTCCGGCTTGGTGACAAGATTGGAGCACGCATGGCTTTCCGCGAGTCATACGAGTCCCTGGTCGCCGAAGCAAGGGCCTGCAAAAAGCCTCTCCGCTGGGATGTCAGCGGAGGCGAGGATAGAGAGCGCCGTGCTGCAGCCATTATGCGTGCTGTTGAGCAGGGGCGGCTGCCGTCGCGTCGAGCAGAGGTAATGCTCCCTCTGCAGGCGAGTGATGAGCGGCATTTGTTGCGGACTGGTGCGGTCATGACGCCAGAGGAGCGCAGGCTTGGCCGCGAGAATGTGCGCAAGCTGCTGGCCATGATCCCAGAAAAACGCTTTAACGAGGATGCTGCATGAGCCGGGAAACGCTCACCATCCAGACCGGCGCCGATCTCCGGCCGCGCATGGCCCGCGCATACCAGCTGGCGTGCAAGATGCTGGACGAGGCCGCCGACGGCAGGGGCCTGAAGGTCACGATCCAATCCGCCAGCATCCGCAACCTGAGCCAGAACGCCGCTATGTGGGCCGCGCTGACGGACATCAGCGAGCAACTGGACTGGTACGGCAACAAGCTGACACCGGAGGAGTGGAAAGACCTGCTGACTGCCAGTCTGCGCCGGACAAAGGTGGTGCCGAACATCGACGGCAGCGGCTTCGTGATCCTGGGCCAGCGCACCAGCGACATGAGCATCCGCGAAATGGGCGAATTGCTGGAGCTGATCCATGCGTTCGGCGCGGAGAAGGGCGTGAAATTTGGGCTGGGCCAGCGTACGGGAGGAAGGCTGCATGACCGATCACCAACGGGCTATGGCTGTAGTGCTGCTGACCGCGGTCATGAGCGTGGCCGGCGCCTGGGCGCTGGGCCTCGCGTGCTGGGGCGGGCTATGAGCACAGCAACCCCATCAAAAGTTGTGCCGCGCCCCGGCTCCACGCCCGGCACTGGCCGGTGCGACACTGGGCGCATCACCAGCAAGGCCATCCGCGACAGCGCCGCGGGCGAGGTCTGCACGCTGCAGATTGCCGGCATCTGCAATGGCAGCACCGACACCACTGTCCTTTGCCATCTACCTGATGAGAGCCACGGCATGGCGCGCAAGGCGGACGACGTTTCCAGCTGCTACGGCTGCAGCGCCTGCCATGACGCCATCGACGGCCGCGCGCCGCACGCCTGGCAGCCGGGCGAGAAGGATTTCTACATGCGCCGCGGGATGGTGCGCACCTGGCGCCGGCTGCTGGCCAAGGGCTTGATCACGATAAAGGGTGCGGCATGAGCGACAACGTAGCGAATGTCTTGCAGATGGGCATCTTCTTTGGGTTCTTGGCGTGGCTTGTTTACCTCAAGCACAAAGACAGCGGCGGCGACGAATGAAATGGACTCAGCAGGACGAATGCCTGGCATGCGGCGACTGGCGGATATTCCGCTACGCCCTGGGCGATCCACCGTATTACGAGCTGTGGGAGTGGCCGCAGTTCCTGGGCCGCTACACCACGGCCGGCGCAGCGAAGGCGGAAGCGGAGCGATTGATGAACGAAAGGGAATTGAATGCAGCTTAATTGCCCGAATTGCAACGACGCCGGCCCGCATGGCGTGCACTCCGCCGCGGCGCAACGCTACATGTGCAAGGCCTGCGGCCGGACGTTTCGCGCCCGCGCCGCCCAGGCGGCGACAGTGGCCAAGCCGGTGGACGGCAACAGATTCGTCATTACCTGCGCCGTGTCGGGCTCGCCGGTGCATGCCCCGTTCCTCAAGAGCCTGCAGCAATACTGCCGTGAGAACGGCGCCAGGCTGATCGTCGTGCCGGTGGCCTACCGCAACCCGACGAGCAACCTCGAAAAACCGCACGAGTGGTTCGCTCCGGAGCTGGCCCGGTACATGGCCGCCGACCGGCTGGAGCTGTGCCCGGGCGTGCTGCTGCTGGCCGACGTGCCGACGCAGCCGACCGCGGTGCGCCCGCTGTCGGGCCTGCACACGATGAGCGGCGACAGCCATGGCATTTTTGCGCATCCCAAGATTGCGCTGGAGAGCGTGCCGGTCGCCATCGGCCGCGCCGCAAAGCTGGTGATGACCACGGGCGCTGTCACCGAACCGGTCTACAGCAAGAGCAAGGCCGGCAAGAAGGGGGAATTCCACCAGGTGCAGGGCGCTGTTGTGGTGGAGTGGGACGGCCGCGCCGCCCATTTCCGCCACCTGAACGCCGGCAAGGACGGCTCTTTCTGCGACCTCGACCGGAAATACAGCGCCAGCAACGCCAAGCGGGCCTGCCACCGCGCCCGCGTGTTGGCCCTGGGCGACCTGCACGGCGTCCGCCACGATCCGGAGGTGCTGGAGGCTACCGTGTTCGCCGCCGACAGCATGGTCAACACCCTGCAGCCGGAAACCATCGTCCTGCATGACGTGCTGGATTTCCAGAGCGCCAGCCATCACAACGACTATTTCGAGCGGTTCAAGCTGCGCCGCGCCGGCAACGATGACGTCTATGGCGAGCTGCGCGCCACGGCCGATCTGCTGGGCCGAATCGCAGCCACCGGCGCCGAGGTGGTGCTGGCCGGCAGCAACCACAACGAGCATATCTACCGCTGGCTGGAAAACCATCACAACGCCCAGGACGTGCATAACGCCATCGTCTACCACGAGACCAAGCTCGAAATGCTCCGCGCGTTGGCCGCCGGCCGCGAGCTGGATCCGCTGGAGTACTGGGTGCGCAAGCTGTTGCCGGATAGCGGCAATATCCGTTTCCTGCGCCGCGACGAGTCATTTATCGTCGACGGCGTGGAGTACGGCCAGCACGGAGACAAGGGGATCAACGGCGCGCGCGGCAGCCTGCACGGCATGACCAAGGCCGGCGCCAAGCTGGTGATCGGCCACAGCCACACGCCAGGCATCGCCGATGGCGTCTACCAGGTCGGCACGTCCTCGCAGATGGCCATGGGCTACAACACCGGGCTGTCCGGTTGGCGGCACACGCATTGCGTTCAGTACGCGAGCGGCAAGAGGACGCTGATCCACATCGTAAACGGGAAGTGGAGGGTGGCGGCGTGAGGCAGAGCATTCAAGCCCTGGGCCGGCTGAGGACCGGCGCAATGAACAAGACCGAGGCAGCCTATGCCCAGCATCTGGAGGCGCAGAAGGTCGCCGGCCGGGTGGCCTGGTTCAAGTTCGAGGGCTGAAATTCCGGCTGGCTGACAACACGTTCTACACGCCGGATTTCGCGGTGATGTTGGCCGGTGGGGAGATGGAGGCGCATGAGGTCAAGGGCTTCTGGCAAGACGACGCGCGCGCCAAGATCAAGATCGCCGCGGACATGTACCCGTTCAGGTTTGTGGCAATCAAGGCCAAGGCCAAGAAGGATGGCGGCGGCTGGGCGGTGGAAGAATTTTGAGGCAAGGGGCAGTGCAATGGTGATGAACGAACTGGAAAACGACGACAAGCTGAAGGCGATAATCGCGCTGGAGCAGTGGGGGAAGTGGCAGCGCCAGGGAAACGGCAAGGACCGCTCGCCAGGGCTGGAAGGCAAGTTCCGCACGAACCGTTGCCCGGCCTGTTTCGAGGACGACAACCCGTGCGAGGCCTGCCGATATCTCAAGGGCGCCAGCGAGGTGCTGGACCTGCGCCTGGTGCTGGCTGTGGAGCGCGCCATCAGCTACGGCACGATGCGGGTGTCGATGGGCGGCGGGCGCAACCGCATCACCAACGGCTGCAGCGTAAACGAGCGCGACATCCTGCTGAACCATTACCGCGGCAAGGTCGACGCCGCCGGCACGTTCAAGCTGCCGATTTGCGATTCAAGCGCGACCGACTGGGCATGCACGCCGCGCAGTATGACATGATTGTGGAGAGGTTGACTTTACAGGTATGGAACAGAGTAAAGTACACGCTGACAAAGCGTGGCTGATATCTGGTTGAGGGGTGATCAAGTGAAAATGAATAAATGGGGCGGTCTGGATCTGAAGGAATTGGTGCTGGGTGGTTTTCGCGAAAGTGATCCGGAATTGCATCAGCATTCAAAAATTATAGAGGATATTATCGGAAGGGGCGGGAGGGGCTGCTGTCGCGATGTAGTGTTACTTTGCTTCTTGATATGATATTCGGTGACAGGGATTTTGGTGTTAACCCATTCGCCGTGGCAAGGGAAATACATGCTCTTGATGCAGGTGCAACAAGTACGACTAAGGAGCCAACGGAATTTGGGCGAAGCGATTACCTTCGAGGCCTCAAGCACAAGCATTACTCGAATACGGATATCGCAACGCTGGCTATGAATGTCAAGAATGAATTAAGTGTATCGAAAATTCCGTATTTTGAAGATAAGATTAGAGAGTCTGAAGAGACTGGGGTTCTTCAATACGTAACAGCTGATGACGTTCCTCGGCTTGTAGATGACATAGTAAGTAACAACATGGCCAAGAGGCGTGGCGAGTCAAGAATGACAGGGGAGTGGATTGTTTATTGCGAACATGAGGGGAGAAATTTTATCTCTGCTTAGGTAGGCACAAAGATGGAGACGCTGCCATTAGAGATAAAATAGATAGGACGTGCCTCGTTGAATTCCCCTTCCTTGGTCAACTGTTGACGCCATTGAAAGATTGATGCGATCTATAATAGACCATTTGTTTTCATTGCTTGCAATTGGATCATGGATGGTGTAAATTATAAAAACAAGTTGATTGACCGTCGAACGGTTTGAGATGCCACCCTTGCGGGTGGTTTTTCACGTCCGGCGGAAAGAAATAAGCCCCACGGTTACGCCGCGGGGCTTTTTGTTTTTGCCACCTCGCTATGCTGTGAGTCGGACATGTGAGCCGTGAAGAACCAGCAAAAACGAGAACGGCACACCCCAGGTAATCCCTGGGGCCGCACTCGCCAGGCCATCGCCGCCGACACCGTAACCACCAGTAGCGGCTAAACCTGGCAACTTGGACGCCGGCTCTCCCGTCGTGAGTTACCCGCAAAACCGGCACCATCAACCACGCCCCGCACACTGCGGGGCTTTTTCATTTCCGAGGCCCGCATGCGGCTACATCACACAACCATCGTCTACGAGGCTGCGCCTTGGGCCGTGGCGCCGAGCTGGTGCTGATCACCGGCACGCGCTGCCGAGTCATCGCCCGCGACGGCGACGAAATCACGGTGCGATTTCACCGAAACCGGCAGCACGCCACGTTCACCGCCGCGCACTCATCAAACTGGTACGGAGGTAGCCATGACCCAGCCCATCACCGCCCGCGTCGAGTTCGACCACGCGACCGCCGAGGAGCGGATCAAGGCACTGGTAGCCGAGTACGCCGGCAAGCCGATCAGCCCGCGCCGGAGGGAAGTGCTCCAGCGGCGCGCGGTCGACATCGCGATGGAGTGCATGGACGTGGAGATCGTGCCGGAGCTGCGCCGGGAGGCTAGAGGCGTTCCAACACCTCAATAGCGCTGGTCCTACTTGTGTTCGGGAAGCCATCCAGGTCATAAGGGTACTCGCTGGACATGATAGTAAGGGACTTGTCAGGCGCGGAGGAGTCTGGATTGACGTTCATCACGGTCAATGCAAGCTCCTTTCTCTCCGCCCCGTCAATGCGGATGGTTATTTCTCCCCAGCGCGCCTCATATTTCCCGGGGGAAATGGTGAGGTGGCTGTGATTGCGTGCATAGCCAGCGATAGTCCTTCCGTCCTTGATGCGAATGAGGAATGCTTCCATGTTTGCTCTCCTTAGATTAGCCGCCACGGCCTTCCGGTGCGGGGCACTTGCCATCCCGCATCTGGTAGCCCTTCTCAGCGCATTTCCAGCCGGCAGTGTCTGCCACGGCATTGGTCAACAGTATGCCAGCCACGGTCGGCAGCCCTACCAGTAGCGCAACGATATAAATCATACGGAGTGGCATCTCAACCTCCATTCATGTCAACTGGGTGGATTGTAGCAGGGTGCCGCCGGCACGATGCGGGATTGACCCTGTGCAAGGCTAGAAACGCAACTGGTATTAACAGGGCCGGGTACTTCCCCGGCAAAAACGCATCAAAACGGCCAAGTGGTATTAACGACCCCCTCCGAGATAGCACATGACTACCATCGCATTCGACGGCAAGACCATGGCCGCGGACGGCCGCGCTACGGCCGAGGACGTCATCCTGGCTGACGATCTGAAGAAACTGCACCGACTGGAAACCAACCGCTGGAGCGGGCGGCCGGCGATCATCGGCATGGCAGGGTTACTCGCAGCGTAGCCGACGCGCTGGCTTGGATTGAAGGACGCGCTGATCAGCCTGGCGAAAACGCCGACTTTGCCGCCCTGGTTTGGGATGGAGAACGCTTGATCATGGTGAGCGATGAGTGTCTCACGCCCGAGTCCTGGCCGGCGCCCATGGCCATCGGCTCCGGCAAGATCCCAGCTCTGGCGGCCATGCGAGCCGGGCAAATGCTCCTCGCGCCGTGGAGGTGGCGATAACCATGGATGTGTACAGCGGCGGATGCATACGAACAGTTGTCTTGTAGCTGTATGCGCCTTCCGGGTGGCATAATGTTGCTCCATGACTATGGAGTAATGTGAATATGCAAGAGAGACTGAGAAAAGCTGTCCAGCTTCAGTTCGATTCAGCGGAAATCTGTGAACGACTGCTTGGCTATAAGGAAACCTTCGAAAATTCATTGCCAGCATGGTTTTCGGCCATGGCTGGCTCGGGCATCACAGGTATCGTAAAGAGTGTAGGGGTTTCCGAAAGTGGACTTGGGCTCGAGATTTTCGGATGGCCAATTGAGCTGCGGGCAAAGGCCGTTGCGTCCAGTGAGGAGTTCGGAGAGCTCGCCCTTCTGCTTGATTTTGTCTACGCTGGCGATGATCAGGATGTGTCTGTTTACAAGGCATGGATCAATAAAAATGGCTGGCTGAATGATTTCCACGGCTCCTTCGCTCGCCATAAATTTGAAGCACCGTCTTCTATTGAGATCCTGATGCAAATGGCGGCCTTGGGCTTATACGAAAGCCCGGTGATGCAGGTTGGCATAGGGAAGCCGCAGCCGAAGGGGTTCATGGTGATTTCCTAAGGGGTCACCCTAAAGCATTGCAGAGGCCGCAACCGCGGCCTTTTTCATTTCTGCAACAGAAACAAGTGACGTTAGCTATGGATGCGGACGACTTCGTAGAGACCCCCGGCGCCGCGCGCCGGTGATGGTCAGGGTGTAGGCAGGAGCATCACCAGCGATCCCAGCGCCACGATGAAAACAGTGCTCAGCTCGAACGCCAGCGTGCGCCACTTCCTCCGCTGCTGATCCGGTAGTCCATCAGCAGCATCCGGTGGTTGACGTAGGCAGCAGCGAACATTCCGACGATCAGCGCCATCAGCAGCAATGCGCCGACACGAATGATCGGGAACATGAACGGCATGACGTCGATTTGCATAGCGATCTCCCAGTCGATGGCGAGAGCCTAGCACCGCGCGCGGCACGACGCCGCAGTCCATCAGGACAGATCAATCCTGACCCGGCCGCCTCGACATGAGGTGATCCGGGAAACAACAACGCCGAGGAGGCGAGAGCCTCATGGCGACGAAGAAGCAAATTGAATTCGCGGAAGCATACCTGTCTAGCGAGGATTTGAACGCGACGGAGGCCTACATGAAGGTCTACCGCGTCGCCGAAAATGTTGCCCGATCCGCTGCCGCCAGGCTGTTAGCAAACGTTAACTTTCAAGCGTATCTGCGCGAGCGCAGAAAGGAGCTGGCGCGGACGTTAGACATCACCCCCGAGAAAGTTCTCGCTCGGTATTGGCAGATTGCCACCGCGGACCCGAACGACCTGGTGCAGTACCGCCGCGACAACTGTCGGCACTGCTGGGGCGCCGGCCACCAGTACCAATGGACCGAGGCAGAGTTCGAGCGGGCCCAGCGTGAGGCGGCGGAGAAGGGAGACGAACCGCCCGCTGCCGCCGGCGGCTTCGGCTTCATCTCCACGCGAGAGCCCAATCCGGAATGTCCTGAATGCGCCGGCGAAGGCCGCGGCAAGATATTCGTCAGCGACACTCGACGCGTGAAGGCGCCGCCAGGCTGCTCTATGCGGCGTGAAGCAGGGCAAGGAAGGGCTGGAGCTGAAGATGCACGACCAGCTTGCGGCGCTGAACAAGGTGGCTGAGCATATTGGCCTGTTCCGCGACGCTGCGGCGATGCGCCGGCTGAGGAGATGCACAAGGCCGAGCTGGTGGCCAAGCAAGCCGCGACCGACAAGATCCGCCGTGACCTTGACGATGGCGATGGCGATAAGCCGACGCCGGTCCAGATCGTGGTCGAGGTGAAGGATGCCAGGAAGCGGGGCGACGATGCCAAGCCTTAATGTCCCGCAATCGCGATTCTTGGCCATGGACCACAAGTTCCGCGCCTACGTCGCAGGATTCGGCTCCGGCAAGACCTGGGTAGGCTGCGGCGGCCTGATGCAGCACTTTTGGCAATACCCGCTGATCAACGCCGGCTACTTCGCCCGACCTACGCCCAGATCCGTGACATCTTCTACCCGACCGTGGAGGAGGTGGCGTTTGATTGGGCTTGAAGGTCAAAATCAACGAGTCGAACAAGGAAGTCCACGTCTATGAGGGCCGCAAATACCGCGGCACAACCATCTGCAGGTCGATGGAGAAGCCCGAGACCATCGTGGGCTTCAAGATCGGCAAAGCGCTCTGCGATGAGCTGGACGTGATGAAGGCCGAGAAGGCGCGCGCGGCCTGGCGCAAGATCATCGCCCGGATGCGCTACAAGGTGGACAACCTCAAGAACGGCGTAGATGTCACCACGACGCCGGAGGGCTTCAAGTTCGTCTATGAGCAGTTCGTGAAGCAGGTCGCCGCCAAGCCGGAGTTGGCCGCGCTCTACGGGCTGATCCAGGCATCGACCTACGACAACGAGGCGAACCTGCCGGACGACTACATCGATTCGCTGTTCCTGACCTACCCGCCGCAGCTGATTGACGCCTACCTGAAAGGGCAGTTCTGCAACCTGGCCAGCGGCAGCGTGTACCCCTGTTTTGACCGGAAGCTGAACCATTCCGACGCCGAGATGCAGCCTTATGAGCAGCTGCACGTCGGCATGGACTTCAACGTGCTGAGGATGGCGGCGGTGATCTATGTGATCCGCGACGGGAACCCAATTGCCGTGGATGAGCTGGTGGATGTGCGGGACACGCCGGAAATGGCGCGCATGATCAGCGAGCGCTGGAAACGAACCGGCCACGCGATCACCGTCTACCCTGACGCCAGCGGCCAGAACACGAGCAGCAAGAGCGCCAGCGAGTCGGATCTGTCGATCCTGCGCCAGGCCGGCTTCACCATCAGCGTCGGATCCGCCAATCCCGCAGTGAAAGATCGGGTGCTGGCGACGAACGCCATGTTGCTCAATGCGAACGGAGAGCGGCGCCTGAAGGTCAATACTCGCCGCTGTCCGAAATTTACCGAGGGGCTAGAGCAGCAGGCGTATGACGCCAACGGCGAGCCGGACAAGAAGAGCGGCGTGGACCACGTAAACGACGCCGGGACTTATCCCATCGTCAGGCTATGGCCGATCGCCAAGCGCACCGCCACCCAATCCAAACTCAACATGTAGCCCGCCGCTGAGCGGGCTTTCTACTACCCCGCAGGAGGCAGCATGTCAGACGTCAGCACTCAATCGCCGGCCATCAAGGCCATGGCCGAGGACTGGCCGATCATCGACGCGCTGATGGGCGGCACGAAAACCATGCGCGCCGCTGGCGAGAAATTCATGCCGCGCTGGCCGCTGGAGGACCGGCAGGAGTACGACGCGCGCCTGAAAACCGCCACGCTCTACCCGGCGCTGTCGGAGACGGTGGAGCAGATGATTGGCCGCGTTTTCGGGGACCAGATCAGTCGCAAGGACGTGCCGCAGCGGATCGAGGATGAGGTACTGCTGAATGTGGATCGCGAAGGCCGCAGCCTCGACGTGTTCGCCGCCGCCTGGTTCGGCGAGGCGCTGCAGCGCGGCGTGTCCTACTTGCTGGTCAACTACCCTCGCGTCGAGGGCGCCCGCACGATGGCGGACGAGAAAGCCGCCGGCGCGCGTCCGTACTGGTGCCACATCTCGCCCAAGTCCGTGCTGGGCTGGAAGACGGATAAATCCGGTGGCAGCGAGCGACTTGTCCAGTTTCGCTACCTCGAGCAGATCGAGGAGCCGGACGGCGAGTTCGGGGTAAAGGTCATCAAGCAGATCGTGGTTCTGGAACCTGGACGCTGCCGGCTGTATCGAGAGGCTGGCGCTGACTGGTCATTATGCGATGAGTTCGAGATGACCGCCGGCAGTGGGCCGCTGAAGGATATCCCGCTGATCCCGCTGTACACCAAGCGCACAGGCTTCCTGACCGGCAAGCCGCCGCTGCTGGAGCTGGCGCATCTGAACGTCAAGCACTGGCAGTCGCAGTCCGACCAAGACACGATCCTGCACACGGCGCGCGTTCCGATCCTGGCGCGCATTGGCGCGGAGCCGCAGTACGACCAAGAGGGCCGCAAGCGTGACGACATGCAGATCGGAAAGAGCCTGATCGACCTGCCGCTGAACGGCGACATGAAGTACGTCGAGCATACCGGCGCGGCCATCGTCGCCGGCAAGGAGTCGTTGGCGGACCTTGAGGAGCAGATGAAGGTTGCCGGCGCCAAGTTGCTCACCCGCTCGGTGCTGGCGATGACCGACAGCCAGGCACGCGGCGAGTCGCTGAAGGAGATCAGCCAGCTGCGAGCCATGGCCAACGCGCTGGAGGACTCGATAGCCAAGGCGCTCGACTACACCGCCATGTGGATGGGCCTGGGCGACAATGGCGGCGAGGTGGAAATTAGTGGCAACATCGACGCCGACTTCGACCCGTCCGCGTCAATGGACGTGCTGGTCAAGATGGGCCTGTCTCCGGAAACCATGTTCAGCGAGGCCAAGCGCCGCGGGTTGATTTCCGAGTCGCTGACCTGGGCGGAGGAGCTGGAGCGCCGCGCCGGCCAGCCGCCGCTGGGGCGATGTAATGGCGACGGCCAATGAGCTGCAGCTGCTGCAGCTGATCGCGCATCAGATCGACCTGGGCCGCTACAGCTCGCACGTTGTCCGCAAGATCATGGCGCTGCTCAATCGGGCAGATGCCGATCTGTTCGCCCGGCTGCAGCTGGCGCTGGCCGAGATGGACGCGGACACGTTCACAGTCCAGCGGCTGGACGCGATATTGCGTTCCGTCCGTCAGCTGAACCGCGCTGCTTACGAACAGGCGAGGATCACGCTGGAGGGTGATTTGACCGGCCTGGTGGCGTCCGAGATGCAATGGCAGCACGATCTGTTCCGCGGCCTGCTGCCGGTACAGGTCAGCGTCGCCAGCGTCGCGCCGGAGACGGCCTATGCCGCCGCGATGGCTAGGCCGATGCAGGGCAGGTTGCTGCGCGAGTGGTTCGAGGGACTGGAGGAGGGCAAGGCCGCCCGACTGCGCGACGCGCTGCGAATGGGCTTTCTAGAGGCGAGCCAGTCGCCAAGATCGTTCAGCGCATCCGCGGCACGCGCGCTATGGGCTACGCGGATGGACTGATCGAAACTGATCGGCGCGCAGCGGAAGCCATCGCCCGGACTGCCGTCAATCACTACGCAAATTTCAGCCGTCAGCACGTGGCCAATGCCAACGCCGATCTGATCGCCGCGTGAAGTGGGTTTCGACACTGGACATGCGGACGTCCAGTATCTGCCGCAGCCGCGACGGAAAGATCTACCCGATCGACTCTGGCCCGCGCCGCCGGCGCACATGAACTGCCGGTCAGCTGTTGTGTTCGTGCTGAAGTCCTGGCAAGAGCTGGGCATAGACATGGCCGAACTGCCGGTATCAACGCGCGCCAGCCTCAACGGACAGGTGCCGGAAGAGCTGAGCTACAGCGATTGGCTACGGCAGCAGCCGGCGACGATGCAAGACGAAGTGCTGGGAAGACCAAGGGCAGCTCTACCGCGCCGGCGGCGTGAGCCTGGATCGATTCACGGACGCCAGTGGCCACGAGTACACGCTCGACGAGCTGAGAAAGCGCAACAAGGCGGCATTTGAGGCGGCTGGGTTGGTATAATTGTGGGTGAACGAGCTCCTCAAACAGCTGGGCATCTTGCCCGGCCCGCCTCAGCCCCGGAAACGCCCGAAGCGCTTTTCGAGGCGGATGCCGCGCGCCAGATAGCCGAGAACTCACCATCCGATCCGCGGCGCCGGCCGCTTTGCGACGACTACTGTCCGGCCTGTTCGGGCTCGACATGGTTCTACGCCCAGCAAGGACCGGCCAGTCGAGGCGTCAAAGGTACGACACGAGTGAAGGTGTGCGTGGCCTGCTTGGCCAACGGCAAGATGACGACCTACTGAGTTGATTTACAGCTTGGGCTGGAAAGCCCGAGCGAATGGCAATAAAATGCCATGTAAATTTTTTGGCGAGCGCATCAATGTCAAACCACACTGTCGCAAAACATGTTTCAAAGAGGATATTGAAGTTCACATATCCAATTGTAGTATTGCTGCTTTTAAGTCGTCTGATCTTCAGGGTCAGCTCTTTTTCCCAAGAGGAGTTAATTGATCAGGGAATTAGATTAACTTTTAACTTGTTATTCTGGGCTGTTTTTATTTTTGGCCTGGCCTACATTGTCAATCGAGCTATCTTGGCTACGAAGAAAACCAAACAAGGCTAACTACGTTTAGACACTGAACCAAGAACCCGCCACATGGCGGGTTTTCTGCTTCCTGGCCCCAGCAATCGCTGGGGCTTTTTCATTTCTGCCGCTGAACGGATGTGACGCGGTGCTCTTGGCTGGAAAGCCGCAACTCACAGGATGGAAATCCACGCATGAAACTGAAACTCGACGAGAACGGCAACGTTGTGCTGGCCGATGGCAAACCGGTCTACATCCACGACGACGGGAAGGAAATCCCGTTCGACGCGGGTGCAGCGATGCAGAAAATCGCCCAGCTGAACGGTGAGGCCAAATCGCATCGCGAGGCACGCGAGGCCGCCGAGGCGCTGGCCAAGAAGTTCGAAGGCATCGAAGACCCGGCGGCAGCGCTGAAAGCGCTCCAGACCATCAAGAACCTGGACGACAAGAAGCTGATCGATGCCGGCGAGGCGGAGAAGGTCAAGGCCGAACTGGCTGCAGCCTACGAAGGCAGGCTGAAGGGCAAGGAAGATGAACTGACCAAGCTGCAAGGTCAGCTGTACAACGAGCTGATCGGCGGCTCCTTCGCCCGCTCCAAGACCGTCGCCGAGAAGCTGGCCATTCCGGCCGATATCGCGCAGTCATTCTTCGGTCAGCGCTTCAAGGTCGAGGACGGCAAGGTCGTCGCCTACGACTCCAACGGCAGCAAGCTGTACAGCCGAGTCAAGCCGGGCGAGTTGGCCGGGTTCGACGAGGCGCTGGAAACGCTGATCGACAGCTACCCGCACAAGGACAGCATCCTGAAAAGCACAGGCTCGTCCGGCAGTGGATCGGGCGGCAATGCCGGCGGCGCAGCTCCAGCGGCGCCAAGAGCCTGGCCGACTGCAAGACCGATGCCGAGCGCGTCGCGTACCTCCAAGCACACGCAAAATAAGGAACCAACATGGCATTTGACCTGCAGGTTTTCAACAAGCAGACCTACCTGACCATCACCGAGACGGTGGCCAACGAGGTCAACAAGTTCAACGAAGCGTCCAAGGCACCATCGTGCTGCAGAACGCCCCGGTGTCCGGTGATTTCGACATCACCGCCAGCTTCAAGGCCATTTCCGGCTTGGTGCGTCGCCGGAACGTCTACAGCAACGCAGCGGTGGAGTCCAAGCGTCTGCAACAGCTGCTGAACGCCTCGGTGAAGGTCGCCGCCGGTACGCCGCCGATCGACTACGAGCCGGCCCAATACCAGTGGGTGCTGCAGAACCCCGAGCTTGCCGCGCTGAAGATCGGCGAGCAGCTGGCCAAGGCCCGCGTGGCTGACATGCTGGATACCGGCATCCGCGGCGCCGTGGCGGCGCTGTCGGGTAATGCGGCCGTCTCGACCGGCGACGGCACCGAAGATCCGTCGTTCCGCCTGCTCAACAAGGCGTCGTTCAAGTTTGGCGATCGCTCCAGCGCCATCCTGGCGTGGGTGCTGCATTCGTCCACGCTGAGCAAGCTGTACGACAACGCGCTGACCAACACCGAACGCCTCTTCTCCTACGACGGCGTGAATGTCCTGCGCGACCCGTTCGGTCGCCTGTTCGTCGTGACCGACTCAGAAGCTCTGGTCCTGCCGGGCGCTGCCAACGCCGATCCGAAGTTCCGCACGCTCGGCCTGGTTGGCAACGGCGTCGTGGTCAGCGGCAACGATGACTTCAACAGCGTCATCGTGCCGAAGGTTGGCACCGAGAACATTGGCGCGACCTATCAGGCCGAGTGGTCCTACAACCTGGGCATTGCCGGTTACACCTGGGACATGGCTAACGGCGGCAAGTCGCCGACCAATACCGCCATCGGCACCGGCTCGAACTGGGATCAGACCGCTACCAGCCACAAGGACACCGCGGGTGTCATCTTGACCACCAAGTAACCGCGAGGGGCTTCGGCCCTTCAGGGAGTTTACATGAGCAAGAAAATCCTCTGGTTCATCGCCGGCCCGGCGACGAAGGAGCAGCGTGAGATTGCCGCGAAAGAGCGGCTGACCATCCGCGATTCCTTGGCCTACTGGCCGGGCGATGCCATCGAGCTGTGCGATGCCGTCGCTGGCGACGTGCCGGCGGCTTATGCAGAGCGCTTCGAGGTTCTGGAGACGGCACTTGATGCCAAGCCTGCCAAGGGCAAGAAGAAAGGTGTCGAGAATGCTGCTGATCAAGCTGCTGGTGATGCTGCCGCCACTGAACTCGCTGATGCCGTGGGCGAGGGCGTGTAACCGAGCCGGGAGGTGAGCATGGCGCTGATCGTAGAAAACGGCACGGGACAACCGGACGCGCAGAGCTATATCTCCGTGACCGAGGCCGACGATTACCACGCCGCCATGGGCAATGCTGGCTGGTCTGGTGACGAGGTGGCCAAGTCGGCTGCGCTCCGGCGTGCGGTGCAGTATCTCGACGGCGTTACCGGTTCGCCGGTTGCAGGCTGACGGCGATCCAGGCGCTGGAATGGCCGCGGCAGCCGCTTGGTGTGCCGAAGGCACTCAAAGACGCACAGGCAGAGCTGGCGCTACGTGCACTGAAGGGCGAGTTGTTTGCTGACTCAGATGGGCGCGTGCTGGTTTCCAAAACCATAGGCCGATCAAGAAGGAATACGCTCAGGCCGGCGGAAGCCGCTTCCCGGTCGTTGATGCGCTGCTGCGGCCCCTGCTGGCCGGCGGCGGTCAAGTTCGACTTAGGAGAGGGTGATGACTGAGGCGGAAGAGATCGCCGCGGATCTGCGCGAAGACGGCCAGGACGTGAAGATCGAGCGCCGCGTCGCTGGCGGGTACGACCCGGAGCAGGGCGGCGAAGCCGAGACCGTGGAGACCGATACAGTACCAGGCGCGGAGTTGGAATTTGATCTGCAGTCCTCAGGCCAGCTCTTCGCCGCAGGCCTGGTGAAGGCCGGAGACAAGCGTGTGCTGCTCTCTGTCCCCAAGTTTCCCCCTGAGCCAGGGCAGTTCATCACACTGGTGCGCGACCGGCGATACCGCATCGAAGGCGTGAAGGAGGTCGGTCCTGACGGCGTGCCGATTCTCTACGACCTGCACGTGAGGCGCTGATGGGCAGTTCTCCGTAGACCTGACCCGCATCGTAGCCAAGGCCAAGGGCAACATGGACGTGGTGGCGCGCAAGATCGTGTTCGAGGCCTTCAACAAGGTGGTGCTGAAATCGCCTGTCGATACTGGCGCATTCCGTAACAGCTGGACGGTTGGCTTCGGCGCGCTGCCGCGGCGATACCACGGCGCCGACCCAATCCGGCATTGACGCGTATGCGGACGTGGCGCGTGTGTTGAGCACGAAGATCGTCGGCGTGAATGCGTGGCTGGTGAACCCAATGCCGTACGCGGTCAAGCTGGAGTACGGCTGGTCCAAGCAGGCACCGGCCGGCATGGTTCGCCTGACGCTCGCTGAAATCTCATCGCACTATGGGAGGTAATGGTGTCTCTGACCACAATTCGTGCGGCGTTCGAGAGGCGTCTTGCCGATTGGGCAAAGGGCCAGGCGCTGCCTGTGGCATGGGAGAACGTCGAGTTCACGCCGCCGGCGGATGGCCTCTACCTGCGCGCCTTCCTGCTGCCTGCCGACGGTGAGACGGTGAACCTGGAGTACGGCGCATGTGAGATCGGGCTGTACCAGATCAACGTCTGCGCTCCTCAAGGAAAGGGGCCGCGGCAGGCCGAGAAGCTGGCCGAGGGCTTGCAGGCGCTGTATCCAGCTGGCGATGTGCTGGGCGGCGCGCGCTTGGTTCGCCAGCCAGCCATTGGCCCGCCGATACCAGACGGAGTGAGCCGGATCGTCCCTGTCACCATTCGATATTCCACCATTTAGCCCGCCTCGAGCGGGCTTTATCATTTTGAGGAGGCGACATGCCATCCAACGCAATTTCCGCCAAGGCTCCAAGCTGAGCATCGAGAGCGCCGGCGACAAGCCTAGCTTTGTCCAGATCAAGGAAATCCAGTCCTACAGTGGTTTCGATGGCAAGGCGTCTGAATTGGACGTCACCACGTTGGATTCCACTGCGAAAGAGAAACGCAAGGGCCTGAAGGACAATGGCGGCTTCCAGTTCGAACTGAACCGGGTTCTGGATGACCCGGGCCAACTGCTGCTCGATGCGGCCCAGAACGAAGATCAACCGCGGCGCTTCAAGCTGGAGCTGCCCAACGGCAAATCGGCCACCTTCTCCGCACTGGTCATGTCCTTCGACCTGAAGGGCGGCGTGGATGCGGTTCTGAAGGGCTCGGCCACGTTGAGCATTTCCGGCGCAGTGACCTGGGCATAAGGGAAAGCATGGCTCTCGATGTACTGGACGACGACCTGGTCGTCGGCGACAAGATCCACTGGTTTGATCTGAAGCACTACGTCACCGGCGCCCGACTGGTGCGCGGCTGGGCGTCCTGTCGGACGAAGCGGAAATCGTGAAGGCGCTGCGACGCAAGATGCACGACAACGACGTGAAGCGCTTCGCCGAGGCCAAGGCCGCCGGCAAGGAAGCTCCGGAGCCGCTGCTCTACGATGAGCGCGAGGCGCTGCTGCTGGACCTGGCCGTGGCGCGGCTGGCCGGCTGGGAAGGCCTGGTGCGTGGCGGTGAGCCCTTGCAGTTCAGCGCCAGCGAGGCGCGCGCGCTGCTGAAGAAGGCGTCCTGGATTCGGGATGCCATCCTCGCCGAGAGCGGAGAGCTCGCAAATTTCATCAAGCCGCTGCCGACGCCGTTCGAGCCTACGCCGGGCGAGAGTTCCGGCTCGACAAGCGGCTGAAGGATGGAGAGTCGCTGAGGCGCCGCGGCCACGGCAACCCGCTGCAGTTGGCCCCGGAGGTGTCCTACCTGTGGGGCTGGTTCTGCGAGTTGTCCGCCGGCCGCCAGTTGTCGGGCTACGGCCCACAGCCGCTGAGCTACGGTGACATTGGCGCGTGGGAGAGGCTTCTCGCGCGCCGGCCCCGCGGCTGGGAGGTGATGCTGCTCAAGCAGTTGGACCTCGACTATCTGGAGGTCCAAGCCATGGATGATGGCGCGCTGTTGGCTGAGCAGATGCAGGATGATGAGGCGCGGTCGCGGGCGATTATGGCGTTGTTGATGGGGGTGTAGCTGTTGGCGCAGCAGTGACGTAGATTGGTTAGATTTTTACTGCAAAAACATGCTATTGTGCGTGCATGCCTACGCCCCTGCTCATCACGGAATCGTTGATCGATGAGATCAATGCAGTTGTTCACTCTTATGAAATTCCATCCGAATTCACTCTTCGTAAATGGGAGAGGGATGCGCGCGCCCTTACTAAAAAGGGGCGTGATGAAGCTGCAGATGGATATCAACTGTTGGGTATGATTGCCACAGTAAAGTGCGCTCCGGATGACATTGAAATGTACTTCAAAAAGGCTCTGGATCTTAAGCCAGACTCATCTATCATTGCAGAGAATCTATATACTGCACTCTGCAATATTTTACTGATGCGCAAATCTTATGAATTAATGATGGAGTTGCATCGTGAGCGTGTTTTGGGCATTGAGGGAATTTCCGACACTGAATTTGCTCATATGCTGACTTTGAGTGGCCATGTCCAGACTGCTCGTAACCTACTGTGCAATGCCAATGATGATGAAATTCTCAAAAAAACAAAAAAAGGCGGTTTAACAGTAGGTTGGGTCGATAAGGTAATTGAAAATCTAAAGAAAGCCAGCTTGAGCGAAAATCATCTTTCACTCTGGGTTGATTGTGCGGTGGAGGCCGTAAGAGAGAAAGTGATATTGCTTAATATCCCTCCATGGCAGGTGAGGGTTGAGTTTGAAATGGTTCCTGAGGCTGGTCCTATAATTAAGCTTTTAGTGCCGACCAATGTAGAAATTGTGGTAGACCTTAACTTCACTGTGGCTGATGCTTTGGGTGAACTGGATATTCCTACTGTTCATAATCTTCCTATTATTTCGGTAATGACAAATGTCAATTGATTATCGGGATTTTTTTCAGCTGGCTGATTCCATGAAAAGTTCTGGCGTCGAGGCAGAGCTGAGGAATAGTGTAGGGCGTGCCTATTATAGTGCTTATCACCATGCCTTGGTGCTTGCTGAGAATAAGAATTTACCAGCCGTAAATGTTTCAACGGGTAGCCACGAGCAATTATCATTGCGATTCGAGCGGGCCGGGCTTAGGTCTGAAGCAATTATGCTACGGACAATGCATAGCCTTAGATGTAAAGCAGATTATAAATTGAACGATACTATCACCAAGAATGAAGCAATGGTTCAGTGTCAATCGGCAAAGCGATTTATTGAAAAAATATAAATCGAGAGTCACTGATAGTCCCGAAATATTGGGGGTATTAATTGTATTCTTTTGATTTACTATTATTAATCCTCTCCCTGTACTCCCTCACCATCTCCTTCGTCACATCCTTCTCGTAACAGATGGGAGCCTCGCCACCGGGCCGGCTGTACGCGCTGCGGCGCCCACATGAGCTGCCATTGCGCGCGGTGTTGTACGGGCACGGGCAGTTGCCGTAGTAGGACTCGATGGACTCCTTGATGATCGCGCGCTTGATCCGCTGATCCGACATCGGCTTGGCGCTGGCCGAACCGGCGGCGAGTAAGAGGGCGGAGAGGGCGAGAGCGATTGGCCTGAGCATGTTGTTGTCCTGTTGAGCAAGGTTCCCAAGCTTTATGCTGGAGGGATGTTGTTGTCAATGTCATAATGGCGACTCCTTGACCCAACAGGACAATAAAGATGAAAAAAGCTCTCTTGCTGATCGCAGCCCTGGCGCTTGCCGTTCCTGCTGTCTCCTTCGCCGGCAAGCACGGCGGCGGACATTACGCCGGTGCAAAGGCTCCTCGCACAAGGGTGGCCATTACAAGAACAAATCGACGAACGATCACTACCGCAAGCGCCACTGAGACGATCTAGTGAACATGAAAGGCCCCGCTTCGGCGGGGTTTTTATTCTCAAATAGCTCAGCACACTGGCTGTTGCGAAGTCCGAGGTTTAGCCCGACAATATCACATCAAAATAACTACTCTATCCACGATGAACCATAGATTACTTGGCTTGCTCTTCACCTTGGCAATTACAGGCTGCGCAACTGGCCCAAACCCTGTTCAAATGTATCCAGGAGCGAAAAAGCCTTATAGCGAGATTGCACTAATCCAGCTTGACTGGATAACCTCTTTAAGAGAGGGTTCAGTCAATATGTTAACAGCCACGGTGGATGACAATATAGTCAAGCCTGAAGGATTTCAAGCCGCTCTTCAAACTGCAGTCTTGCCTGGGAGTCATACATTAGGTGTAAATTTGGTATGGACTACCGGTGGGATTACTGGCCCAGGCTGGCTGCATACTAAAAAATACAAATTAAATATAGATGCCAGTGCTGGCGATTTGTACGCTGTGTGCTATTACCCTGGCGACATCTTGGCTGTAAAAAGAAAAGGGAAGATTGAGGACTTTCTTGAACAAGAAAAGTGGAATGAAGTGGTCGTCAATCCTTGCAAGAATCTTACCAACTAGCTAGGACAGACATGCAAACCCCGCTTTGGCGGGGCTTTGTCATTTCCAAAACAGAACCGTAGGGTGCCTCAGTACTCTAATTCAGCAAGGGGAGATGCGGGCCGGCGACGGAGCCCTACCATGACCCAGGTGTTGGTGTGAAGAGCATAACTTCCTAGCGGCTAAAGTGCCGTGACCTTGTGCTGTGGCAGCAGATGCAGGAGCTCATCGCGCGCGAGGTTGAGTCGAAGGTGCGCGCCTCGATGGGGTCGCGGTTGATGCTCGAGTGGAAGCGCGATAAGCCGCGCCTAGAAACTGAGCGCCACCGGCTAGAAGGTGAGCTACAGCCGAGCCCGTTGCTGAACTGAGGCGGCGCGCGTTGGCTATTCGACACCTACTTTTGTTTTGCAGTGAGGACAGATTTTGGCTTCCTTTTTCATCCATTCTGCGCACGCTTTGCACTTCACCCTTCCACTGGATGCGAAGAACATCAAGAACGCAAACGGACCAAGTAGCAGACCAGCTATTACACCACTCGCAACCCCGAATCCCGCTTTTGAGCAGCCGCAACACCAATCAACGAACCAAATAGTATCCAGAAGATAAGCATGAGAACTCCTACCTTTCGATCACGAACACAACGATGGCGATGCCGATCACGGCCAGCACCGGCGCCAGCAGAGTCCACGCCACATTGGTCTGTCCCTGCCCCCGTGGACAGCGGGTTAAGCACTAAGCTCTGAACGACGGCGTTCGAACTCAACTGGGGTCAGATACCCCAGGGTCGAATGACGGCGTTGGTGATTGTAAAAGCGGATGTAATCAAACACATCCGTACGCGCCTCCTCGTAGCTCCGGTAGTGGGTCAGATAAACACGTTCCGACTTCAATGAACGGAAGAAGCTCTCCATCGCTGCATTATCCAACAGTTCCCGGTGCGGGAGTGGCTCGGTACCATTCCGTGCCGTTTCAGCAATGCCTGGTAGTCAAAGGCACAGTACTGACTCCCGCGGTCCGAATGCAGAATCACCTCTCCTGAAGGCTGGCGGCGCGCCACTGCCATCGTCAGGGCAGCATGCACCAGTTCTTGCTGCATTCGATGATGCATGGCCCAGCCCACTATCGCCCGGGAGTACAAGTCGAGCACCACCGCCAAGTACAGCCACCCTTCACCGGTCCGGATATAGGTCATATCCGACACCCAGCGCTGATTGATGTCGCCACCAGCAGCAAATTGTCGCTGCAGCAGATTAGGCGCCACGGGTAGAAGGTGTTGACCACCACTGACGGTCGACAATGTTTACGAGTTCTAACCCTGATACCGTTTCGCCGCATCAGGCCCGCGATGCGATGCCGCCCGCAGGCGAAGCCCTGTGCAAGAAGTTCGGCATGAATACGCCGATGGCCATAAATACCATTGACCTCGGCATGCACCAGCCGGATTTCACGTAGTAGTTGTCGGTTCGCCATCTCTCGTGCCGAAGGTGGGCGGTGTAGCCAAGCATAGTAGCCACTGCGGGACACACGAAACAGTTGGCACATCGGGGCTATCGGGTAGCGGTCCGACAGAGCCTGAATCGCGCGGAATTTCACTTCGTGGGTTGCGAGAAGATGGCGAGCGCCTTTTTTAGGACATCGCGCTCCATGGTAACGCGGGCCAGTTCATCCCGCAGTCGCTTGAGCTCGGCGGCTTCACCGGTCTGTTTGCCTCGGCCCGGGAAGGCATCTGGTCCTGCGTCTTGGAGCTGACGCTTCCACTTGCCCAGCAGTGACTCGGTAATGTCAAAGGCTTGGGCAACATGCCGTAACGGGGTGCCGGCAAGTACCTGCTCAACTGCTTCGCGCTTGAGGGCCTCTGGGAAAGTACGTCTGGTCTTGGTCATGAACACTGCTCCTTGGTGGGATTATCCACCTTAAGTTAGTGTCCATGGGGATCGGGACAGATCACATAGCCGAATTCGGCCTCTGGACCGAAGGCTGAGGCAGCAAAGACCGATACTAGCGCGCCTAAGAAGGTCAGCACAATGGCCAGCATGATCGCCCGCCTGTCGGAAGACCGCGACGTCCGCGGCATGGCTGCCCACATCCGGCAAATGCTGGGTGGTCTCCTCAACGACGCCGATGTCCTGCGCATGGACATCGAGAGCGGCTTGGCTGCGTAAGGGGGGATGGTTATGGATAACCAACTGAACATCGCGGGGATTGTCATTCGCCAAGACGCAGAGGGCCGCTACTGCCTGAACGATCTGCACAGGGCGGCCGGTGACTTGCCCAAACATGCTCCGGCGCTGTGGGAACGGCAAGCATCTGAACTTGTTGAGGAAATCCAAAAAGATACGAAATCGTATGTTTTGGCAAAGCTGCGCGGACGCAACGGAGGAACCTATGTCGCAAAAGAGCTGGTCTACGCCTACGCCATGTGGATCAGCCCAAGGTTTCATCTGGAAGTGATTCGAGCCTACGACCAGATCATGACCAAGGGCATCGCAATGCGTACTGACGTTGCACAGGCCGCGATTGATAACCCTGCCGATTTCCTTGCCAGAGCAGTGCTGGTAGCGAACGACCAGCTCGCCATTCAAGCCAAGAAGATCCAATGCCTGGAAGAGGAAAGGGCGGAGCTGGCGCCTAAAGCAGCAGTCACGGATCGCATCGTCACAGCGGCTAGTGGCGCGATGAATGTCACTTTGGCAGCGAAGACGCTGCAAGTTCAGCCGAAAACCCTGTTTACATGGTTGTCTGCCAACCGCTGGATTTACCGACGCGCTGGTGGTAGCGCATGGGTTGCCTATCAGGACAAGATTCAGCAGGGTCTTCTTCAGCACAAGGTCACAACTGTCGAGCGGCTTGATGGTAGCGAAAAGATAGTCGAGCAAGTCTTGGTGACGGCGAAAGGGCTGGCCAAGCTGGCCGGTGAGATCGGGCCGATCTATGCGTAGGTATTTGTAAAAGGTCGTTGTCATGGCGATCTGCCTTCGACAATGCTAACCTCCCATCTTCAACAGGATGGGAGGCCCGCTTGTGTCTGCTAAAAATATTTTCACTGTAACGATAACCGGGTTTTTACTATCAGCATGCAACCAAGTGGTTGATGAATACAGTCTTAAAAAGAACACTAAGCAAATTGAGAAGCCAGAACCATCGCCAACAAAGGCGGATTGGGATGGTGCTCTTAAAAAGTTAATTCCTGAGGAGAAAGTGTCGCAGGAAGGAAATGGAACTTATTCGTTTGCATCATACCCTTTGCCTAAAAATAACCTTAAAGGCACTGCCTTGCTCGGCTCAAGGGATGAATTCAGAAAAATTAGGCACTACAGAACATCCCTTGGGTACTCTGATTACCCTCGTGGTGCTGATGTAAATTTCTATATTGCATTGGTTGATTATGGGCAGCCGGAATTTTTCGTTAAGCCAGTTTATAAGGGTGATTCGTGGCTGTTTTTTGATAGAGTTCAATTTCTTGCTGATGGCGTAGTAGTGATTGATAAAAAGTTCAAGCATGATGAGTTGAGTAGGGATTATGGCTCAGGCTGGGTTTATGAAAGTGCAGACTTTATTGCGGGTGGTGATGATATCGCTGCTCTGAGAGTTTTTGCCAAATCAAAAATACTGCAATTAGGTTGAGTGGAGATAAAAGATATGCCTCGGTCAGTAAGAAGAGTATTGACTCAATAAAAGAATACGGAATATCGGAGACGCTAGTTTTTTATGATCTCATGGCTGAGGGGTTGAAGGGGAAAATTCCCAAGGAAAAGCCTGCAACATAGATATCTCGGTAGATACTGAAGTATCAGATAGTTATGCAATAGAGGTGCAGTGGAAGTACCACTGCCAATAAAAATAATGAATACATGTTGAAGCCACAAACCCGCCCTAGGCGGGTTTTTTTATTGGAGCTGCAAAATGGACGTAGCAACCCTTGTTCTTCACGTTGACGCAACACGGCTTCATGACGGGGAGCGCGCGCTCGACAGCTTCCAGCAAAAGGGGGAGCGTGTGGAACGCTCCATTCTCAGCTTTGCGGACTCTGCGACAAAGAGCTTTTCTCAGGCCAGATCCGCCGCGCTGTCTATGGTCACCGCCTACGCCAGCATCAACTCCGCAACGGAGCTGATTCGCTTGGCGGATGCGTGGACGATGATTTCAGCACGTCTGGAGGTGGTGACCGGCTCGACTCGCCGCGCCATTGCTGCGCAACGCGAGCTATTCGAGATGTCTCAACGGACGCAGACGGATCTCCAGTCAAATGCGGCGATGTTTGCCCGAACAAGTCAGTCCATGTCCGAAATGGGCAAGAGCTACTTGGACACGGTCAAGTTGACCCAGGCAGTGGGTCAGGGCTTGGCGATTGGCGGCGCCAGTACTCAAGAATCCTCTGCCACCATGCTTCAGCTTTCCCAGGCGCTGGGATCGGGCGTGCTGCAGGGCGATGAATTCCGCTCGCTGATGGAGAACGCCCCGTACCTGATGCAGAAGCTGGCCGATGCCATAGGCGTCCCGAAGGGGAGCTGAAGAAGCTGTCCAGCGAAGGGAAGTTAACCTCTGAAGTCGTCGCCAACGCACTGCTGAAGGCATCTGATCAGATATCCAAGGATGCCGAAAAGATTCCGCAAACTGCATCTCGCGGTATGCAGTACTTGACCAATTCCTTCGGCAAATTCATCGATGAGCAAAACCGAGCAACAGGTGCATCGGCAGCTCTCGGCAGCGCCGCAAAGCAGCTTGCAGATAACCTAGATCAAGTGGTGACTGCCGGCGAGCTCGTGGCCACGGTCATTGGCGTGAAGTACGCGTCAGGGCCGCTGTAGCGGCCCAGGCGAGTGTTGATCGTTTCTTGGCATCAGTGCAGTCTGCCAGAGGCGACACTGAGGCAGGCCAGGCTGCACTGAGGCGCGCTCAGGCTGAGAAAACCGCGGCGATGTTTCAGCTGGATGCGGCGAGGGCCGGAAAGGAAAAGGCATCTTCCAGCTTGGCGTCCGCAGCAGCAGATCGGGAGCGCATAGCGCTGATGGCCTCGCTGACTGCTGGCGAGGCTCGCCAGGTTGAGCAGTCCGGCGCGTTGGCGGTAGCCAAGGCAAAGTTGGCGGCAGCAGAGGAGGCCGCCAACCTGGCCTCGAGAGAGCACTCTGCTGCAGAGGTTGCAAGGCAGGGCGAGCTGATAAAAACCACGGCATCCTTTGAAAGGCTGGCGCGCGCTGAGGCTGCAGTGGCTTCTACGTCTGCCGAGGTCGCTGCGGCAAGTCAGGCGGTGGTTGTAGAGCAGCAGCGCTTGGCAGAGGCAAACGGGCGGGCCGCCGCGATGGCAAATGCCCTGACGATGGCTGATGAGCGTTTGGCGAAGGCTGAGCTTACTGCTGCCGAGGCTGCAGGTGTCCAGACTGCTGCCGCCGGTCGCGCAGCGGAGGCGGCTGCCGCGGAGACGGTCGCGACAAACACGCTGGCAGTTGCCAAAGATCGGGCAAGCATTTCGGCGCGGCGATGGCTGCCGCAACCAGCCTGGCGAATGGCGCCATTGCGCTGGTGGGCGGTGGGTGGGGTGTCGCGTTCCTGGCTATCGGAACGCTGATCTATTACTGGGACGATCTTGCCGCAGCTGCGGGTAACGCAGCGGCTCAAAATGAACTTGCAAGCAAGCGCATATCGAAAGCCCAGGCGAATGGTGATACGAAAGGGCTGCGAGAAGAGCTCAAACTGGCTGAGGAGCATCTGGCGAAGATGGATGCGATCCGGAAGTCTGGAAAAGTTATGGTAAAGGGCATCCCTGGAAAGATCGAGGACTATCAGGTAAATGCCGATCCAGCTGAAGCGGCCAAGAACTACGATGACGCCTTGGCCCGCAGAAACGACGCAAAGAAGGCGTATCAGGTTGCACTCGTAAATCAGGCAAAAAATGCTTTAGACCCTTGGTATGAGGAGGATGGCGAAGGGGGGATGAATTGGAGGCGTAGCCAAGGTAGTAAAAACGCATTAAGCAAATTCCTCGGAGATGAAACATTCGCATCCAGAGCCGAGAAAAAGGCTATTGCGCTGGGCAAAGAGCAGCAAGCCTATGATCGCGCTTTAGCTCAAGCGAAAACCACGGAGGACAAAGCTAAAGCCCTGGCAAAGCATCAGGCCAACATCGCTCAAATCGAGATAATGTATAAAGAGCGCGGGGAAGGAAAGCATCCCAGGGGCGGGTTGTCGCGCGGAGAGAGCGGCATTGCGGGCCTGGAGGCTGATATCCGCAGTCTATCGCAGATGATCGACCAGTACAGCCAGCTGGGTAGCGCCGCGCAGAAGCTGACGGATGGCGAGAAGCAACTGAATAAGCTGCGCGCGCAGCGCGTAGAGCTCGCCAACAAATCGAAGGCCGGTCTGACGGAAAAGGGTCTCGCAGACCGAGGCAAGGAGCTGGCCGACCTCGACAAGCAGATCCAGCTGGCACAAAAGAAAGTCAGCCTGGAGAAGTCAGTCCGCGGATTGGAAAACTACTACTCCGACATGGAGAAGTCGCAATCCGGCATCCGCGCAGCAGACGCTTACCTGAAGCGGTTGGATCAGATCGGCATCAAGGTTGAAAAGCTGACCGAGGCCGAGAAAGACCTGCTCGATTTGCGTGCCGAGCGCGAGACGTTGAAGTCTGCTCCTGAGCCGGCGGATATGGATGAAGTCAGCGCCAGGCGAAAGCGGATAGAAGCCCTTGGCAGCCAGATCGACTACAAGCAGAAGCAGGTTGATTTGGAAGCCGCAGGAAAGCGTGGGCTTACTGTGCGTCTGGAAACTGAGGAAATCCAGCGTCAGATAGCGGTTATGGGCCTGGGCACGACTGCCCGCGAGCGTTACCTCTATTCGCAAAGCCTTGAGAAAAAGGGGGTAGAGGCACTTTCTGCAGAGTATGAGCAGCTGATGGCGCTGTATGACGAGCAAGTCGTCAAGAGCCGCGACTTCGTGACCGGCTGGGATGCAGCCATGGCCGACTATCTCGACTCCACGTCCAACAACGCCAGGGCCGCCGGCGCGATCTTCAACACAATGACCTCCAGCATGGAAGCGGGCCTCGTGCAGTTCTTCGAGACCGGCAAGCTGGGTTGGAAAGAGTTCTCGATCAGCGTGCTGCGTGAGATCAACAAGATCATGGCGGCGAAGGCTGCTGCGGGACTGTTGAGCTCTGCGGGAGGCTGGTTCTCATCTGGTGCCGGCGGCTTGATGAACTTCGCGGCCGGGATGATTGGCGGCGGAGCAACGCAGGCCGCGGCGCCGATTGTTGATGGCACCATAGGCCCCGGCCGCGCATTCGGCGGCCCCGTCTACCCCAATACCCTACACCCGGTGAACGAGCGCGGCATGCCTGAGTTGCTGATGTACGGAGGGAACCAGTTCCTGATGATGCCGGGGCAGGGCGGGCACGTGACGCCGCTGATGCCGGCGACTGGTGGAAGTGGCCGGCCGGCGGAAGGGGGCGTGACGATCGAGCAAACCAACATCTTCAATGGCGACAAGCAGGAAAGCCAAAGCGGAAATGGGGCGGCATCGTTCGAGCGAATGATGGCCGGCCTGGTTCAGCCATGCGCGCGGTTGCGAAGCAGGTGATTCAAGCTGAAATGCGCCCTGGTGGGGATATTTACAGGGGGATGGGACGAGGTTGATGACGGAGATTTAATGGCAGAAACATTCACCTGGCGGCCGGCCTTTGGCGCAAGCGCGAGCGTCCACCCGGCCGTGACAACTTCGCGCTTCGGCGATGGCTATGCCAGCGTGTTCCGAGCGGGATCAACACCATGCCGGTGAAGCTCTCACTTTCCTTCAACAACCTTTCAAGGGCATCTGCGGATGCCCTTGAGTCGTTTTTGGCCAGGCATGGTGGAGTGCGCTGGTTCTGGTATGCACACGCCGGCCGGTCGGCGGCCAAGTTCATCTGCAGCGAATGGCAGCGAACCAACCTGGATCGAGATGCAGATTCCATCACTTGCAGCTTTGAACAGGTATTTGATATAGGCAATTGAGATGCAGATCGAAAAGGATGTCCAAGGCTTCACCCTTGATGCAAGGGTGGAGCTTTTTCAATTGGCCCCGCCGCCGGGCACCCAATATCCGGTGCAGTACTTCACGCCGGCCGGCACGGACGCCAATACCAACCCGATCAGCTTCATGGGTCAGCAGTATCAGCCCTGGGCAATCCAGGCCGAGGGATTTGAAAAGTCTGTCCAGGGCAGCGCGCCGCGGCCCATACTGTCCATCGCGAACGCGGTGATGGGCGCCAATGGCCCTATCTACGGCATCTTCACGCAACTGGTACGCCAGTTCAAAGGCTTGGCGGTTGGAAGGTGACGCGCATGGTCACATACGCCAAGTTCCTGGACGGCGGCGCACTGTCGAATTCGCCCGAGTTCCACCAGCAGGAAATTTGGTTCGTGAACCGGCGCACGCAGGATGATGGCACGGTACTGCAGTTTGAGCTGGTGAGCGCGCTGGATCTGGAGGCAAGACGGTTCCGAATACCATGGCGAGCGTCTACTGCCCGGCTCAGACGCAGTACCGGAGCGCGGCGTGCGGCTATGCCGGCGTGGCCATGTTCGACGTCGACGGCAAGCCGACGAGCGATCCCAACAAGGATGCGTGCGGCAAGCGTTACAGCGACTGCCAGTGCCGAGGGAATCAGACGAACTACCCGGGTCTGCTCGGTTTGCGGCGCTACGGCTGAGCAATCCCACCCGATAAACAACCCGCCTCGGCGGGTTTCTTCGCTTCTGGAGCCGTGATGATCAACGAAATGCTTCACCTGGCAGAGCTGGCTCATCCGCAGGAGGCGTGCGGCGTGCTGCTGGGCACCGGACGCGTCTATCCGTGCCGGAACATCGCCAGCAACCCGCGCGCGCAGTTCGAGCTCGACCCGGTGGACTATGCCGCCGCGGAGCGGCTGGGCCGGGTCGTCGGTATCTGGCACAGCCACCCCGACGACACCGCCGAGCCATCTATGGTGGATCGTGTGATGTGCGAGCGGACCGGACTGCCCTGGCACATCGTCAGTTGGCCGAACGGTGAGCACACGCTGACCGAGCCCGATGGCTGGCAGGCTCCATACGAAGGCCGGCCTTTCTGCTGGGGAATGTTCGACTGCTTCAGCCTGGCTCAGGACTGGCATCGGCGCGAGACCGGCATCCTGCTGCCGCGCGCTGCGGCGCGTGAGGACTTCTGGCGACACGGCGAGAATCCTTTTGCAGCCTGGCTGGCTTCGGCGCCGGCCGACGTCGTGACCGACGAGATCCAGCGCGGCGACCTGATTTTCATGATGTGCGAGGCCGACGTGATCAACCACGTTGCCGTCTATGTCGGCGACAGCCGAATCCTTCATCAGCTCTACAACCAGCCCAGCCAGGTCAGCATATACGGCGGATGGTGGCAGCGCTGCACCGTAACCGTTGTGAGGCCGCGCCATGAGTGAAAAAAGAACCGTCCGTCTGGGCGGAGAGCTGGGCGAGAAGTTCGTGAAGGAATTTGCCGCCTATGTCGACAGCGTCGGAGAGGCCGTGCGGATGCTGGAGGCTAACTGGCCGGGCGTTATGCAACACCTGCGCGACAGTGACCCGGATAAGATCGGCTACCGCGTCACCGTGGCCGGCCGCGACGTCGACGAGGACGAGATCGTGCTGGTGAGCAAGGGCGACATTCTCATCATGCCTGTGATCGTGGGCGCCAGTGCCGGCACTCGTTTTCTCGCCGGCGCCGCATTGGTGGCCTTGGCTGTCGTGGGCTCCATCGCCATGCCATGGGCCTCGCCCTTCTTGAGCGAGGGGTTGCCAGCTTGATGATGAATGTAGGGGCGGGTTTGATGGTAGGTGCTGCTGTCGAGCTACTAACCCCCATCCCCAAGCAGCCCGACTGGCAGGCCAAGGACGGCAAGCCGAACTACTGGTTCAACGGCGCGCAGCAGACCAGCGCTCAGGGCCTGCCGATCCCGATCGGCACCGGCACCATGCTGATAGGCGGCACGGTGATTTCCGCCGGCGTCAGCGTCGAGGACATCGGCACCGGATCGCTACCCACCAATTCCCCGTACTCGTATAGCCGCCGCACGCGGGCATTCTTTTTGGAGTATCCATGTTCGCACGAGAAAGCATCTTCGGCGCCAAGGGCGGCGGCGGTGGCAGCCAGCATACCCGGTAGAGTCGCCTGATACTGCGCAGTCGATCAGCTACGGCCGCATGATGGTGCTGCTGGGCCATGGCGAAACCGGCGGCCCGGCCGACCAGGCCAACCCGCTAAAAAGCATTTACCTGGACGACACGCCGATTCAGAACCCTGACGGCTCGTTCAACTTCCAGAACATGCAGGTTTCGTATCGCACGGGCACCCAAACGCAGCCAGCGATTCCGGGGTTCCCCGCGGTCGAAACCGAGATTGGCGTGGGCCTGGAGGTGAAGGCTTCGAACCCGATCACCCAAACTGTGGCTGATGTGAACGCCACCGCCATCCGTGTGACGGTATCGCTGCCCGCCGGCCTGCGCTCCACCGATCCGAAAACCGGTGACACCTCTGGTGCGTCGGTGCAGTACGCCATCGATCTGGCGCCGACGAATGGCAAATTTGCCCAAGCTGCCATTGTCACCATTTCCGACAAGACTGCCGCCAACTACCAGCGCAGCACACGACTGCCGCTGACCGGCGCCGGCCGTGGCTGGTCCGCGTCCGCCGGATCACGCCCGACAGCACGACGCAGTATCTTGCCAACCAGACCGTCTTCACATCCTTCACCAGCATCATCGACGCGCAGCTGCGCTACCCGAATCTGTCGGTGCTCGCGCTGAAGTTCGACGCGCGCCAATTCAGCCGAATGCCGGCGGTGTCGGTGCTGTGGCAGCAGCTGAAGTGCCAAGTGCCCAGCAATTACGACCCGGTCGCGCGCACGTATACCGGCCCATGGGATGGCAACTTCAAGCCGGCAGTGACCAGTAATCCCGTCTGGTATTTGTGGACCTACTGCACGGACAGCCGATTCGGTATCAATATTCCGGCGGCCAACATGGACCGATGGGGATGTACGCCATCGCGCAGTGGTGCGACCAGTTGGTCCCAGACGGGTACGGTGGGTTCGAGCCGCGGTTCCAGTTCCACAACTTCCAGCAGGATACGCAGGACGCCTGGAAGGTCGTGTCCGACATCGTGTCTTCATTCTGCGGCCAGGCCTACTGGTCCGCCGGCGGCATTCGGATTGTGGCAGACATGCCTGGCAAGCAGCCGGTCAAGCACTTCAACGCGACCAACGTCATTGATGGCAAATTCACCTATTCGTCCACGCCGAAGAATGGGCGCTTCACTGCGGCGGCCGTGGCGTGGACGGACCCGAGCGACCGCTATCGGCGCGCGGTGGAGTACGCCGAACACGGCCAAGGGCTGCTGACCTATGGGCTGCAGCAGACCTCAGCGGTGGCGATGGGCGCGGTTACACGCGGCCAGGCGCGCCGCTGTGGTCGATACATCCTGGAGACTGCGCAGCGCTGCACTGAGATGGTGACGTTCAAAGCGGCGGCCTACGGCGCTGACCTCCAGCCTGGCGACCTGTTCTCGACGTCCGACTTCCACGTTGCCGGCGCGCGGATGGGCGGCCGGGTGGTGTCGGTCGCCGGCACCGCAGTCAAATTGGATGCGCCGGTTACGCTGCAATCGGGTGTGACCTACACGCTGGAGGTGACCGGGCCGGATGGCGTGCCAGTTCGTCGCGGCGTAGTCGCGCCGCCGGGCACGACCGACACCCTAAGCATCGTTTCGCCGTACCCGGTCCAGCCGGTTGCCGGTGCCACCTGGGTGCTGATCGCGACCAATCTGCAGCCGGACCTGTGGACCTGCGTTTCCATCAAGTCGGTGGACAATGGCGAGTTCGAAATCTCAGGCCTGCAGTACGACCCGAATAAGTGGGCCGCCATCGAGACCGGACTTCGCTTCGACCCGGCGCCGACGAGCAATCTGCCAGACCCCGGCGTGATGCCGCCAGTCCTGGCGGTTCAAATGCAGGAGCAGCCCCACCTGACGCCAGACGGCGGCCGGAAGGTCAAGCTGTTGGTGGACTGGCCGGCGGTCGTTCACCCGTATTTGCGCAGCTACCGGGTGACCTACCGACAAAACGGCGGGAACTGGGTTGCGCTGCCGGACCAGGTCAGCAACCACGCTGAAATCGTGGACGTGGTGCCGGGCAATTACGATGTCCGGGTGTCGACGGTATCGGTGACCGGAGTCGTCAGCATTCCAGTGACGGGCAACCAGCAGACTCAAGGGCAGGTGACGCCGCCGCCGGCGCCGACGTTGTCGGCCGTGGGTGGCGCGATGAAGGTCGATCTGACGTGGGCGTATCCTGCCGGCCGGCCGGACATCAAGCGGGCCGAGCTGTTCTATAGCGCCACGGCGGCTGATCCGAACCCTGGCAAGTTGGCGGACTTTGGCTATCCCACGGCGGCCTTTACCTTTCAAGGTGCGCAGCTGGGCGTGACTTACTTTTTCTGGCTTCGCATCTACGACACCTGGGGGAATGTTTCGGCGTTTGCCACGGCCCAGGCTCAGACAGTGAAAGATCCGGCGCTTCTGCTCCAGCAACTGCAGGGCGGCGTCGACTACAGCCTGCTGGCGCCGGACGTTGCCGGAAATATCAATGGCACTGCGGCGGCGCTGCTGCGCGCTGTGCTGCAGATTGACAGCAGCTGGTCCCAGGCACGCGGCGCGCGCGTTGCCAGTGCAAACGCGGCAGCGGCGATCGTCAACGAGCAGCAGATCCGCGCGGATCAGGACGCTGCAATAGCGTCCAACCTCAGTGCGCTACAGACAGCGGTCAACGGCAACTCGGCCACAGTTACCGAGCTGTCGAGGTCGATAGATGGGGTGATGGGCCAGTGGTCGGTCAAAATCCAACTGGATGGTAACGGCAACCCCCGCGTTGCCGGCGTGCAGCTAAATAATGGAATCAGCGGCTCGTCGTTTGCGGTGCTGGCCGACAAATTTCAGGTGTCTATGCCGGATGGCAGCAATCCGGTGCCTGCATTCACCGTCGGAAAAATCAACGGGCAGATTGCGGTAGGGATCAACGGATCTCTGATTACGGATGGGACGATTGTCGGGCGCCGACTGATTGCGCCGGAGTCTATCGACGCCGGGCAGATTAACAGCCGCGGCCTAACAATTCGTGATCCTGCTGGCACGGTAGTGGTCGACTACTCAGGGATGGGGGCTGGCTATATCAAGGGGCTGCTGACGGTCGGCCAGATCGACACCGAGGGTTTGCGGATTACACGGAACGGGGTAACCATCGTCGACGCCAACGGCGTGGATGCGACCTATGTCCGGAATTTGTCGGTGGATACGCTTCAGATCAAGGGCGAAGCTGTTAGCAAAAACGACACGCGGACGGTCACGGTGAATGGATGGCAGAGCGGCTGGAATTTTTCATTCCCGTTCTACTGTAGCGACCGTGGTACGCTGCTCGTGTTTGGCGACGCACCGTTCCAGTCGGTAAATCTGCAGGCCCGTGGGCGGGGGACTGGCATCGGCAATGGCAGTGGCTCGCTGGTGCTGGATGTATCTGCCGGTGAGACCGTTACCGTCGGTGTTTCCACGCTCGGTGGTTTTTCTGCGGTTGGTCAGGTGAGGTATGGGGCCGTGCTGTTCCGGCGATAGAGGGGATCATGGAGAAAATCAGCATCATCGAGTATGACGAGGAGACTGGCTGCATCCTGCAGATCGGCGTCGCGCCGCGTGAAAACGTTGAGGTCGAATTTGCTATGGGCAAACCACTGCTGCAGGGCGAGGCCGATCCGCTGACGCAGTACATCGCCGGCGGCGAGATCGCGCCGCGGCCGGCGAACCCGACCCGGTTGGATGGTATGGTGCTGCGCGACCTGCCGGCGCCGTGTCGGCTGATCCTGGACGGCGTGGAGTACAACTGCGACGACGCCGAATGCGAGCTGTCGTTTGCACTGCCGGGGCTGCACCACATTCAGGTCGATGCCTGGCCGGCGCAGTCGGCGGTATTTGAGGTGGTGACATGATGCAGATCCATCATCACGGCGATCACCGGGCTGCACGCAAATCGCAGTACCCGCCATTGGGCGACCAATGGGATGTGCTGTGGCGCTGGGTATCCAGCCTGCCGCCTGAGTTGCTCAACGACGAGATGCGGCAAATGCTGGAACGCATCAGGGCCGTAAAAACAAATTTCCCGAAGCCCCGCCCGACACCAACCGGCGGGGCTGATACTTTGGAGGGGTGATGGCAGAACCTACCATGGGAGAGTTGCTGGCATCGGTTACCCAGCTGATGCAGCGCTACAACCTGACAATGGACCAGTTTAATGCGTGGCTGACTGGGAGCGGCATGGTCACGCTGACCGATGCTGCCGGCGGCCAGCGCACGGTGCCCAGCGCGGCTAACGTGCTGCGTGCCGACGGATCAAACGCGAGCGGCACCTGGCCGATTTCGATCGGCGGGCAGGCTGCCAGCGTGCGCAGCATCACCGCGCAGCAGATCAACGCCGCACTCGGCACGCCTCCGCTGCGGGCCGACAACATACCCAGCACCGATGCGGATAGGGTCTACGTGCGCCTGGGGACATTCGCCGCCGCGCAGAACGGCGCAAAACTGCGTGTCAGCATCATGTACAGCCAGGGTTTTACCGCTGGCTCGGATCAGATTGGGATGGCGGAGCTGGTATTTGCAACGAGCAACGGCGCAAGATCTCAGCCCGGTTCGTCCGGGCCGTTTTTCGGGGCGGGCATCGCGTACGCGTTTGGCAATGCATCGTTGCAATTCGTAGTTCTTCAGAACTCTCAGGCGCTGTATACCGTGTACGCGATCATGCAACCGTGGTCCGGGGCCTGCAGTTGTAATGCATGGGGAGATACGACAAATGGGGGGTGGACCAGCAACATCCAGAACACCGGAACTGCGGCGCCGGCCGGCAACTACATCACGATCCCCGTTCGAGTGATGCAGACGGTATAGGAGAATCAATGACCCACATTTTGATAGCCATTGTGATTTGTCAGCAGCTGCTTGACATCGCCAGCACCTGGTACTCGCTGCGCACCGGCATCGGCCGCGAGGCGAACGGCTGGCTGGCGCGCGTAATGAGCCGCGTCGGCGTGCTGCCGGCGCTGCTGCTGACCAAGCTCTCGCTGCTGGCCGCGTGCTGGTGGCTGCGGCCGCCATGGCCAGCCTACGCGATCCTAGCGGCGATATACACCGCGGTGCTGATCAACAACGCGAGAGCAATCCACCAGGGCCGGCAAAACCGGCCCTGATTCATTTAGGAGCAATCATGCTGAAAAAACTGCACGACTACCGAATCTACTTCCTCATCCTGCCGGCAACGCTGGCGCTGTACTGGATCGACTCAGTCATCGCGCAGACGTGGCTGCAGCTCGGCCTGGCTCTGCCGGTGCTGGTGGGCGTGGCACTGCTGCTTCGCAAAGCGCTGTTCCATGTCGATGTGTCGGAGGCCGCCGACATCGCGCTACATGCGCCCACCGGCGCCGCCCTGGTGGTACTGGCCGACCGACTGTTCATGGCTGCTGTGGTGATTGGCGGTGTGCTATGGCTGCGGGGCTGAGCGCCGGCGCGCTGGCCCTGCTGCCGCTGCTGAGCGCGGCGGTGGCTCAGCACTGGCCTGACATGCCGTCTCGCTCGGTGCTGGCGGCGCAGGTGGAGCAGGAAAGCGACTGGCGCGAGCGGGCGGTGCTGAAGACCTCCCGCGAATACGGCGCCGGGCTGGGCCAGTTCACCAAGGCGTATCGGGCGGACGGCAGCGTGCGCTTCGACGCGATCCGGGAAATGGCCGCGCGCCATCCGGAGCTGCGCGGCTGGGGCTGGCAGAATGCTTTCGATCCGCGCTACCAGCTGACGGCGATGGTGCTGAAGAACCGCGACAACTATCGGCTGATACGCTGGGCCGAAGGTGAGGACAGGCTGGCGATGATGGATGCCGCCTACAATTCCGGCTTCGGTTCGGTGCTGCAGCGGCGTCGGCGCTGCGCCAACACCGATGGCTGCGATCCCGGCCGCTGGTTCGGCGGTTTGGAGCGGACCAGTGGGCAATCCACGCGCCGGCAGTCGGGCTACGGCCAGTCCTTCGCCGATATCACCAACACGCATGTCCGCAACGTGATGATCGTTCGGCGCCCGAAATACCGGGCCTATTTTGGAGAATGAAATGGGTGATGAAGTTGTGCTGCCGCGCGAGGAGTTCCGGGAGCTGCTGGAAGCGGCGGCAAAGCAGGGCGCGCGCCAGGCGCTGGATGAGGCCGGAGTGGACGATGCTGTCCGCCTGGCGAAACGAGTGGATGGGATCAGTGACGCCATCCTGAAGGCGCTGGCCGGCGGCATCGTGGTCGGGCTGCTGGCGGCTATCTGGGCGGGCGTCTCCGTCCTGGCCAAAGCCAAAGGAGGGTGATTATGCCGTGGAAGGAAATCGCACTGGCCGCCGTTCTGGCGGCCTTGGCTTTTCTGGGCTGGGAGATGCGGGCCGAGATCGCCCAGCGTGACGCCGCAGTGGCGCGCGCCAGCCAGGCCCAGCAGCTGGCAACTGCCACCCAGGCCACCCGGGCGCGTGAGCATCAAGCGGCAGCAGATGACGCGGCCACGGCGGCCGCCTACGAAAAGGATTTGGAAGATGGGAAATTGGAACTTCAGGCTGCCCTGGCTCGCCATGCTGCTGCTCTCCGGCTGCGCCAGCAACAACCCGCCGCCGGGCGCGGCGATCTGCCCGCAGTTACCGCCGGCGCCGGCCAGCGTGATGGTACCGCGCCAGCCGACTTTTCTGCGGCGCATGGAGACGATGCTCTCCGACTTGCCGCAGAAGCCGACGACGTTGTCCGGCAGCTCGCTGCCTGCCAAGCAATAGTGGGAAGTGATCGCGCCGCGCAGTAGCTGCTATGCTTTGTGCATGTGCGTAAACTTCACCCCACCCACGGCGCAGCAGATCCGTCAGTACTTTGGCTATGAGGTCGGCGACGATCTTTGGCGGCCAGAATGTTGGCAGGACTACGCTGCGCCGATCATCACCCGCGATGGGTTGCGGCTAGCGTCTTATGGTTTCGTTCCTAAGCGCCACCTACCGCCCGGCGTCCGTCTCACAACCATGAACGCTCGCGCCGAGACAATCGGGGAGAAGCCGACGTACAAGGCGGCTTGGCGCAAGTGCCAGCTTTGTCTGGTTCCGATGCAAGCCTTTTTCGAGCCTTGCTACGAGACGGGCAAGGCGGTGCGCATGCGGATCGGAATGGCCGGCGGCGAGCCGTTTGCCGTGGCAGGCATGTGGCGTGAGTGGCAGGAGCCGGAGGGCTCGACCAGCTACGCATTTACGCAGATCACAATCAACGCAGACGAGCACCCGCTAATGAAGCGCATGCACAAGCCCGGCGATGAAAAGCGTAGCTTGGTTGTAATTTCGCGATCCGACTATGATGAATGGCTTAGCTTTCGTGACCCTGAGTTTGCCAGACGTATTATAATTCCCTTTTCTGATGATGCGTTCGTTGCAACTTCTGGGGTGAAATAATGATTCCAGGCATTGAGAAAGAGCACGCAGTAGAAACGTACAAGTCATTAATATCAATTTCGACCGAAGGAATAAAAGTCCTTGGCCTTTTGAATGGAGGGGCGGCTGTCTCTATTTTGGCTTTTTTGGGCAATATTTCTTCAAAAATAGGTAAAGTGCCAGACTTGCGTTTTGCCATGGCGGCTTATGTTGTTGGATTGTTTTTATATGGTGTTTGCTTTGTACTAAGCTACCTTACCCAGTTAAGACTTTTCAATGAATCGATGGGCCGGGGCGGGAAGCATTCAAAATATCTAAATTGGGCAATATATTCTTGTCTTTTCAGTTTGTTTTGTTTTTTAATTGGCTCAATTGCAGCCGTGTGTGCCTTTCAAGTATTGGTGTAATTTATCCTACAGTCAGCAACTCATCCAGCCGCGTTGTATAGCACGACGAGCGCAGATCTTGTCGCATGTGCCAGTCCGCAGTCAGTTGCTCGGCGGCGGTGCGCAGCGTGCCGCGCCCCCAGTCTCTGTTGATCTTGTCCATGGTGGCCATCAACCGCTCGCGGCGCGGGTCTGGCGGTGCGGCGAACAGATCCGACTGCTGCACTCTTTCGTCGCCGATTTCCATCAACATGATGCCGGCTTTGTGATAGCGGAAGCCCGGTCGGTAGACGTGGCGCAGGCCGGCCAGCGCCGCCCTGGTGATCAGCAGCGTGTCGTTGCTGGGCTGAACAAGTGGCACGACGATATAGGGCCGGTATTGTGGCGTGTCGGCAAACGGGCTGGTCATGATCTGTACTGCTACCAGCTTGGCCACGCTGCGCTGCTGGCGAAGCTTCTCAGCGCCGCGGGCGGCATGGTGAGCAACAGAAGCAGCCAGGGTGGCCAGGTCGGTGACTTTTTCGCTGAACGAGCGCGATGCGATGATCTGTTGCTTCGTCGGCGCCACGTCCTCCAGCACCAGACATGACACGCCGTTCAGTTCCTGCACCGTTCGCTCCACCACGACCGAAAACTGCCGCTTGATCCGCCGCGGATCAGCCCGCTTCAGGTCCAGTGCGGTGGTGATGCCCATCGCACCGAGTTTTTCAGTCAGCCGGCCGCCGATGCCCCAGATGTCGCCAACAGGCATTTGCCCCATCAGCGTGTCAGCCTCGGCCTCACTCAGCCAGTCCCATGCGAACACGCCGCCCCATTCTGGCCGCTTCTTCGCCACTCGGTTGGCGAGCTTTGCCAGGGTTTTCGATGTGCCGAACCCGACGCATGTCGGGATGCCGACCCGCTGCAGCACAGCTTGCCGGATGCGATGACCGTGGCTGTCCAGATCCGACATGCCATCCATCGCCAGGAAGCATTCGTCGATGGAATAGACCTCTTGGCCCGCGGCGAACTCGGACAGCACGCGCATCATGCGGTTGCTCATATCACCGTAGAGCGCGTAGTTCGAACTGAATACCGCCACCTTGTGCCGCCGGCAGAGCCCGGCGATCTCGAAGAATGGCCCGAACATTTTCAGGCCCAAAGCCTTGGCCTCGGCGCTGGCGGCCACCACGCAGCCGTCGTTGTTGCTCAGCACCACGATGGGCCTGCCGGCGAGGTCGGGCCGGAACACCCGCTCACAGGACGCATAGAAGGTGTTGCCGTCGACCAGGGCGAACATCAGCGGAACCGTTTCACGCAGCCGCGCACCACGCCCCATATCTCCAGTTCCTGGCCATCGGCCAGCTGGATAGGAGGGTAGGCCGGGTTCTCGGCGATCAGCGCGCAGCGACCGCGCATGCGGTGCAGACGCTTGACGGTGAACTCGCCGTCGAGCACAGCGATCACTATGTCCCCATGGTTTGCCGTCAGCCCCTTATCCACGACCAGCAGGTCGCCGGCGGCAATGCCGGCGCCGATCATGGAGTCGCCGCGCACACGGACGATGAACGTCGCAGGCGGGTCGGTCACGAGATAGTCGTGCAGGTTGATGTTGTCGTCGAGGTAGTCGTCGGCGGGCGATGGAAAACCGGCCCGCACAGGCGACAACACGAGAGGCAGCGGCTGACCGCCTGGCTGGGGTGTCAGATACGGAATGGGATACATAGCCGTCTACATGAATTTGTACAAATTCAAATTAGACCACGGCCAAGAGAATATCAAAACGGGTTTTTAGTATGCTTTCGGCAAGGGCGTGGCTTCTTGCCACAATCGCGCCACAAAACGGCGCTACAAGAGCGCCGGCCAGGAGTAGGGCGGATAGTTTCATCAGTTGGGCCTTTGCAGTTGGTAGCCATGCTGCCGCCGGCGGCGGTCAATGTCCTTGAGCCGCGCCGTGCTGAATGGTTCTGTCGCCATGCCGCCACGCCGGCTCCCGCGACCACCCCAGGCGCGCACGATCACCGGCCTGTCGAACAGGTCCAGCTGGATAGCGATAGCGTAGTAGCGGTCGGGGGAGAGATAGAGGCGCATGGCGGATTGCTCCTGAATTTGCAATCAGCATGGCAACGATGCGCGTATTACGCAAATTTGCAGCGAGTGATGCGCGGATTGTGTGTCAATTGGGCGACGGGGCGGCGGCGAGCATGGCACGGGCCTCAGCAACAATATGTCCGTGGATGAATCCACAGCGAACCTCATCAAGCGCCTGTTTGTCTGCCCTCTCGCACTCATCGACAAGACGTTGCAACATCAATCGCCACAAATCCGGCACGGCCGGCGCGGGCTGCGCCGCGTCGCTTAGACGATCTGCAAGCATTCCGAGGCGTGCTACACGTCCGCGCTGTTCGGTTTCGCGTGCCATGCTCTCGGCCACTGCTTCGCCGCTCTGCTCGGCAGCGGCGGCCAGCGTTGCTTGGCACAGCCGGCGCATATCCGCGCGCTCGTCGGTGTCCGGGGACCATCCCATGCTGTCTATGATTGCGTCGATGTCGATCATTGGTTTCTCCAGTTCGATGAGCCATTGCGCATGTGCGCAAATGGGTAAATGAGCAGGTGAGCAAAAGGGCAAATGCGCAAATGGGCATTTACCCTCTTTGTAGGGGCGCAGCGGCGGCAGGCCGCGCTCGGCAAGCACTCGGCTGTAGCCATCGACACCCAAATCCTGCAGACTGGTCCGCTCGACGGTGGCGAGATCGGCAAGGCGGCGATGGTCGTCTCGGTGGACCTTCACCTTGATCGAGACGTAGTCCGGCAGCGGCTTCTCCTCCTTGGCTGGCGCTTCCATTTCGCCGGCACCCAAGAAATCCTTCAGGCTTGTCTTGCTCATTTCACCTTCTCCTTGATCCACTGCCACAGAGCGCGAATCTCGGCCGCCGCCTTGCCCCGCGGGTCGAACTCTGTCACTGACCGGCCGGTGGCGATGGCGCGCGAGAAGGCGATACGCTCGCCGATCTCCACCGGCGCCACGTCGCCAAAGTCGCCCAGCGCCTGGCGCGCATCGCCGACCTCCGGCACGCGAGGAGGGCAGGCGGACAGCACGAACAGCGGCTGCTTGCCGGAGGCTGTGACGATCTTCACTGCGTTGCCGACCGCGGCCAGGTCGAACGCCGTCGGCCGGACGGGGATCAGGATGATGTCGGCTATCCGCGCGATTGCCGCAGCGTCCGGTGAGGAGTGCGGCGGGCCGTCGATGATGGCCAGGCCGAAGCCCCTGGCCTTGGCGGTATCAAGTGCGTCCTGGAGTTTCGACGGAGGCGTCGTGAGGACGATGGGCGACGCAGCTGCGCGGCAAGCTGCCCAGCGCGAGCTGGAGGCCTGCGCATCATCGCGGTCGAGGATGATGACGCTGCAGCTGTCCTCTTCCGCGGCGACGCCCAGGTGAACGGCCAGGGTGGACTTACCCGAGCCGCCTTTTTGCGAGAATGTTGCGATGGTTTTCACGTTTTCTCCAGGCATGAAAAAACCCGCCGAAGCGGGTTGGATTGGTGTGAGGCTAAACTATTGGGCATCGAAAAAGTCAGCCCAGTCTTGGAGGAGCTTGCGTCGTTCCTCAAGATATAGTGCGTGGTTATATGCAGCTCTGACCGTGTTGCCATCGGTATGTGCCAGTGCGCGCTCGATCACTTCAGTGCGATAGCCTTGCTCGTGTAGGATGGTTGAGGCTGTACCACGGAAGCCATGACCAGATATGCATCCTTTAAAGCCGATATTGTGAATGACACTATTCACTGTGGAGGCACTCATGGGACGATCATAGTCCCGCGTGTTCGGGAAAACATAACGCTCCCGACCAGACAAGTCCTGCAATCCCCTCAGAATGACAACCGCCTGCCTAGGCAGTGGAACAATGTGGTTTTCACCATTTTTCATCTTCGAGCCGGGGATGCGCCACTCTGCACGATCAAGATCAAGCTCAGGCCACTCCATGAATCTGACTTCGATAGTCCTGGCCATGGTGTAAATCAGCAAGTACACCGCTTGTTTTGAGAGCCCAAGGCCTTTGTAACCGGCCAACGCGCGCCTGAAAGACCCAAGTCGATTGACTGGAAGTGTGGCGGTGTGTTGAGTCGGGGCTGACTTGATTGCTCCCTTTAGGGATGCCGCCGGGTTCATCTCAATTCGCAGGGTGACGATAGCATATTCCATGATTGCGGAAATTCGCTGCCGAATTTGCTTGGCAGTTTCTGGCGACCCGCGCTCCTCAATTTCTCTCAGCCGGCCCAAAATCATTGCTGGAGAGATCATCGAAATGGGCAGCTCGCCAAAAAATGGCAATATGTCCTTATCAAGATTCCTGCGCACCGTTGAGACAGTGCTTCGTTTCCAGTGGGGCGCATGCGATGAATACCACTCATCAGCCACCACTGAAAAAGTGTTCTGGTGTGCTTGTATATTGATTAGCTTGTCAGCGGCCTTCTTTGCATTAGGATCTATGCCTTTTGCCACGCTTTCGCGTGCATCTTCAAGCAGCCGGCGAGCGTCTGATAGTGAGACAAAGGGATATTCACCAATGGTGAGCATGGACTGCTTCCCGCCATGCCGGTAGCTGTAGCGCCAGAACTTCGAACCGGTCGGTCGAACCTCAAGGCAAAGGCCACGCCCATCGGAGAGGCGATATGGCTTTTCGGACGGTTTTGCCGTCCTGATTTTGACGTCAGTAAGAGGCAT